AAGATATCTGCCCTGATGATTTGCAGGAGTGGGTAGACTCATTTGAAAAAGCTGGCGCAGGAGAGAAAGCGTTTAAATGTATTCGCCAAATCATCCGTTGGTGGATTCGCAAGAAGCGCCTACATATTATCGATCCAACCGCATACATAGAAGTAAACCACCCCAAACCTTATCGTCCAGATGTTTTAGACGCACAAGAGGTATCAGAGATGCTTCGCGGCATGTGGGGTCATTGGGCTGAAGCTGTAACTATCTGTGCTGTAACTCTTGGTTTGCGCCGTGGTGAAGCTTGCGCTCTCGAATGGTCTGATATCAATTTTAAGACTGGCGAGGTGCGCATCAGCAAGTCGCGTCAATATGTGAATGGTCAAATCATCACAGTAAAAACTAAGACAGAGAAGTCTACTAGGTCTTGCTATCTACCTAAGTTTGCACGTCAGCGCCTAAAGCAGATTAAAGGACATGGGCTTCTTATCGGTGATGTCTCTCCCGATAAAGCAGCTCGCGCCATCAAATCACAGTGCAAGAAGATGGGTGTGCCATATGTATCTATGACCAACATGCGCCATACATGGGCTACACTTGCAATTGAAGCAGGAGTTGGCATCGAAACCGTTGCCATGATGCTTGGTCATACAGAGATTAGCACGGCATATAATCACTATATCGTTCCTCGCAAGACCATCTGCCAAGAAGCTCAGGCGGCTGTCGAGAAGCTGATATTCGACAAAGCTAGGAAGTCTAAAATAAGGGCTATAAGCTAACTGGGGATTCCGTATCCCCAGCACAGCTCTCTTTTACAAAACACGTTTCAATAGGCGGTGGAAGTATTTCTGCTGTTCGCTCTGGTAATGTTGTCGTATTGTCGTTCTTCTGCTCAATGAGCGACTTACCGACCAACGGAAACACCGTGAAGCTATTTTCAGGGCTTCCTAAACCGTACATACAAACTAAAGGCTTCATTGCCGCCCAATATACCAATTTCGTTGCAAACTTTTGGATTGATATGGAAGGCACCGTTTACGTAACAAACAAATCGGATTGCAATGATGCCTACTGGGTGGTTGGCTCTCTGGTCTATATTGCCGCTAAATAGCATTCCGTATCCCAGAGTGCGTACTACATGCTATATGACAGCGATAAGTATGGCAAAATAGTATTCTACTCAAGAGGGTGCATAGCAACACTTACAGTTATTGGCATTGCTGGTGTAAACGTAGGAACACCGTGGAAGGTGCCTAGCGTTATCCCTGTAAAGTTTAGACCTGACGATAATTTTTACAGCCCGTTGGTACACAGACAAAGCAACAACGTAGGGCAAATTTGGATTCCAGGTAAAAAAGCTGATGACCCATATATTTACATATACGCAGGAGTTGCACCTTCTGCCAATAACAACTCGCTCAACGGCACAGTATCTTGGATATATGTCGAACCAGATGATTTAGAAAGTTAATTGCGCAATACAACGACATAGTTTATGCGTATATTTCCGTAAATGCACACATTATTCAGGAAAATCATCGTTTGTGTACCATGAGCCTGTGCAACACGCATATGCGCTGTTAGGATTGCCAAGCATTGTGACTTTGCCTGTCTGTTCAAACAAAAGTGCAAAATTGCCGCTCATACTGAATACAATTGGAACATTTACTTCAGTTGGTCTAAAACCCTTAGGCAGCGTTTCGCCAGCCGTAGAATAGTTACATTGACCAGACGCAGTAAACTTAACGTTACCGTGACAGATTACAATGTTTCCTATTCTGTCGAATTGTATGGTGCTATTTGAATACGGAGCCTTCCAAGAAAGATGCGCATATCTTATATCTTGGGATACGGAATACTAAATTGGATATGAAACGCAAAATCCCCAATAGTTTATATAGTTGCCACGGTCATACAACTTAATGTCTCCGTTATGGTCAATGAGCGCCGACTTATTGTATGATGAGCCGCCCATAGAATGAAATACAAAGGGTATATCTATTGACGGGCAATATTTAGACGGAAGCGTTCCAACAGTGCCATATTTATCATTCCCGCCAAATCCAAACCCACCAGAAGAAGTACCAGTAACGGTAACAATATTTCCAGTCTTTTTATATTTAATAAATTGGTTCAAAGCAACCCAATCCGCATCTTGGGATACGGAATCCCGCATATAGCATGTAGTACGCACTCTGGGATACGGAATTCCCATGTTTAGTATTCCGTATCCCCAGCTGGATTTACATGCCTACAAGGAAGTATTGCAAGTGGTACTTATTGCGCATATACACGTATCGGACATTTGATATGTGTATTTATGAATGATATGCCCTCATTGGGAACTAAAGGTGTGTTGCCAGAAGGATATAGACCATCAGCCGATATTATCGGTTTTGGATATATAAGAGGAACAAATACATCTGGTCAAATATTGGTTAATAGCGCTGGCGAGGTGGCAACATGGTGCAACACAAATGATACTCGTTATTTTAGCGGTTCTGTTTGTTTTGTTGTTGAATAGCATTCCGTATCCCAAGTATCCCAATCGCTATCAAAAACTCGCGTTTGGTATAAGTCTGTTGTTGTTAGCGGCAGCGGATATATAAATGTAATGTCTACAGCAGACATAGCACCAATATTTGGAATATCAACATCGGAAGTTGATTCTAAAATTGTTCCTATTGCGTGTAACGGTGATCTAAATGCAAATAATTGCACTGTTAATGCTTATATTTCAGGCGGATATCTCAGCATACGAGCAGCAACTTCTGGCACATATAGAGCAAACATCTATCTTATTATGCCGTAGCATTCCGTATCCCAGTGGTGTCTTATTGCACACAACTCAGGTACGTCTTATGCTCCTTATAGCGCCGATGATCTATCCAAGTATAAAATGGTAAGTCTTGTTGCAGCAACAAAGGACTATAGACCTTTAGCAAGTACTGTATTTATGATTGATTTCTTAACAATGTATTGTACTTCTGCGGATAAAGCAGCAGCATGTATATATGCACCAGAACCCAATGCTTATAGCGCCAATGTATATTATCAAAACAGTAAGATATATATTAAAAGCACATCCACGTGGGATACGGCTTTGTTGATTGCATTTTGATTAATTATATCTGGTTTTAGTATTCGGCTTTAAGCTAGTGCAACAATATAATTTAATCTGATTGAGCTATTCCAAACACGATCGAAAACAGCCCACACATTTTTTTTGATAGGGTCTAATTGCGTTCCTTCTACGTGTACAGGTATCTTGTTGCAATCTCCGCTAATTACATCAATAAAATCTGTTGTGTGATTAAAAGAGCGGCCAAATTTACTAATAAATTCATTATTAGTAAACATACATACCGAAGTATCTGAAGACTGTTTTACCAATGAACCAATATATATTTTTGGCACATGGGATACGGAATCCCGCAACGTTGTAATTTCATTGGCGACATTGTATGTACCGCCGTTGCCCTTGGCATTGTTAATTGTCAGTGTGCCACCGACAGATAGATTTCCAGCGATAGAATCGCCAGTCTTATTTACATAAACATCATCAAGATTAACCCAACTCATATTTTTACTTCCTTTCATTCAAACTTTGATATATAATCAAACAAGATTTACTGTTCAGTAGCTATCCAATACAAGTTGGTTGTAGCATCGTTATCATTTCCTACTACCTGAACCTTGAAATTAGAAGACGTGATATTAAGAACTTTTGCCTTAGCCGTTTTATCATTTAGAAAAGTAGGTATGAGAATAACATTCGGCACACCGTTAAAGGCAACACTGAAATCTATAACCTTAATCACATCTGCACCAGCCGTAGTCGTAGAGATAGTTTCACAGCCAGCCTGAACACGTTTCATCTTGTTGTAGATATTTTTAAAATCTTTTATAAACGCAAGGAGACTATCGACTTCCTCGCCTGTATATTTAAGCTTGTAATCAACTTCGCTTAATTCAACTTCGTCAGCCAACTCAATTACCTCCCATCAACTAACCAGTCTTGAACCAGATTGATTTAAGGCTCTTGCCAGAAGGCACATTTACCCAAACCGATTTGAAACTATGTTCTGATGAATTTATATATATACTCGGACTCTTCTTCAGCCATACAGCGTACAACGTGACGGTAGCTCCATCAGTAAAACTGTTGTTTGTGTACTGTCCGTCTGCGATATATGTTGCACTTGTGGCAGAACTGCTCGTAGACCAGCCTAAAAACACATACTTGTCTCTAGTGGGCTTAGCACCAGATATTTTAGAGGTTGTATTTATCAAATGCGTCTGGCTAACAGGAGCACCAGAACCACCATTGGCATTATAGTTAATAGTTAGTTTTGCAACATTAGTCCAAATAGCATACAGTGTGATGCTTGCATTTCCTGTATATTGTCCGCCAGCAGCATATTTAACGCCAGTATCAGTGGCAGACGTACCCCAGCCAGCAAATGTATATCCGCTTCTTGTTGGCTTAGTAGAGGATAGGTTAAGTGTCTCACCGTGCCATTTAGTCTGTGCGCTAGGAGCGCCCGAACCACCATTGGCATTGTAGGAAACTGTATAGCTAGACCTTGCTGGAATCCATACGTTGCAGCGGACATCATCGCTGGCAATATATGCGCCATATCCGCTGACAGCTTCGCCCCATGACTTCGCCCAACAGTTCGCAGTCCAGCCGCCATGAGTCTTACTAACTGTAAAATATGCCGTACCGTTAACGACAGTGTTGCCATAGTTGAAAACTCCGCGACCGACTTCTCGCCAGTTCGACCCGTTTCCCTGATAACCAGACTGACCGACTACGCCATAGTCCCACGGGCCATTAGAGCTTCCCTTGACAGTCGTGTTTATGCAAAGCCTTACTGAGTCACCAGTTTCGCTATCATACCATGCGCTGACAGCAGTTGTAACGCCACCTTTGCCGCTATTTTTAGTATTGCCATTACTCGCCAATTTACCCACCGCCTTTCGTTTTTATTCGATAACAAAGGCATGGAGAATATAAATAACCCACTATGCCCAGTACACGTATTATTCAATTGTTATTTAAAATTATCATTTTATTCTGCTGAAGAACCAGTTCATCCTACCAGTCACAGTGATGTATCTATTGCCAGAGCTGCTTGCTGACACGCTTACGTATGATAATGCCATATAATCACCTCCAAAAAAATAAATTAAAGAAAGAGCGTAAATAAAACATTTACGCCCAAGTCATAATATATTAAATTGTGAAAATTAACTTTCTGCAATCATTTTCCTGATTAGCGCAGCTACTTCAGCCTTTGAGTACACGTCTAAATTAGTACGCGCTGTTGCAGCATCGGTAGCGCCAGTACCACCCTGAGAAACGCCCACTGTGCCATATAGATTGCTTACGCTCGGTCTAACGATGTCGATAACCCACTGTACCCCGTCATACATAACGCGTACAGGTTTATTAGCGACAAGCATATTGCTAGAACTCAATGTGGTTGTAGCTGTTGTATTGGTTGAAACTTTCATCCTTATGTTTTTAGCACCAAGACCGTTGACATTAAGAGTTGGCATAACCTTGGCACTACCGACATGAGGAATCATTATAAAGCTAACACCAGCCTTCAAAGACACAATACCATCTACAGAAGCAATATAAGCTTCACCAGTACCAGTGGTGGTAACAATTTTATCTCCTCCGTCTTCATTTCCCCAGATAGCAGCACCATCTGAAGACCAACGAAGAATCTGACCGCTTGCACCGCCAGCAGGGATGTGCTTATTGCCAGCAGAAACAGGGTGTGTATAGACAGTATCTTTAGAAGCAATAGCCACAGACTTGCCATCGGCATTTGGAGTAATTGTCACATTATTGCCAGCAATCATAGTAAGCGTATCTGTCTTTGCATTAGATGAAACAGTATAATTTCCAACCTTAACTTTTGAGAACGCATTCTGGTTGGCTTCTGCGTTACTAGGCGCATGAGCAATCTGGGAATGAGAATACGCCGCATCCCAATTGCCCTTCTTCGTAGTTGTAACATGTATATCGCTATTGCCAGTGTGAGAAGTTAAATCGCTTAAATTAGCCTTGGCGCTTATCTTTGAGTCAACATCTGCTTTCTTATAATAAGAAGTATCGTGATTATGGCTGGCGATGGCATATTCAGAATGTGTGTGATTGACATTAGCCTTGCTGCTTAAAGCATCCTGTACGGCGGTTATATCAGCTGTTGTAGCATAACCCGTATGCGTATGGTTCTTTGCAGCGTAAGTGCTTGGCAATGATGCATGAATCGCGTCCATAGCAGCGAGATCGTCTGTAAGACATCTGGTAGGATCGACGTCCCTCCAAATGTCGTTCGTAGAATACGTTGGGGAAAAGTTAGGGTTAGTCATATCAATCTCCTATCAAACCAAATGAGCCGTACTAGTTTAACTATATTGAATATAGATATATCCACCAGTGCTTGACGTTGGTGCGGCTGTGCCTCTTGTGATACGGCTCTCCTGAAGTTCTTCAATATCTTTCGTGATGCCAAGGTTCTGCCTTGCCTGAGCCGCAGTAGTGCCACCCGTGCCGCCCCCCGAAATCGGGACAGTTCCATATAAAGCAGTCGCGCTCGGCCTAACCATATCGTCTATTATCCACTGCGTTCCATCGTAAACCATTTTGACGGGTCTGCCTTGAGCAAGGAAATTGGCGGCGGCAAGACCAGTGGTTGATTGTGGAGCGCTAGACAAGCGCATTCTTATATTCTTAGCGCCAAGACTGTTCACATTAAGCGTTGGCGTTGTGGTCGTGCTTACCGTATGTGGTACCATAGTAAAACTTGCACCTGAAACCAATGTCAATCCGCTTACAGATGCTGTATATGCAGCGCCAGTACCAGCGGTAGTGGTTGGCTTCTCATTATATGAGTATTTGGCATATGTAGCGCCGTTGGCCCAAGTAGCATTGCCACCAGCAGAACTAGAACCAGCGTAATTATGTGTGTGACCTTTATCGGCTTTCGCGTCAATAAGCGTTTTTAGCTTTGTAAAAGCACGGCTCAAGCCAGCTTTATCAAGATAACCCATGATAGTTCCTCCTAACTTATAAAAGGGGAATCCTATGAATGAAAACAGGCTGATAAAATACGTCTTTTAACTCACGTAAATTACCAGCCCTGTAACCATTGATGAATTAATAATTCATTTTAAATTTTATATATTAACCGAACACAGCCTTGAACGCAGCATCAATCTCATTGTTGGTGAGAGCATTGTATGTAGTGTTCGTATCCTGAGTCGTGATTGTGCCAGTAGTGCCATCGCCCTTGGTAAATGTAATGGTACGACCACTTACAGAAAGATTCTTAACATAAGTGGTGTTAATATTATTACCAGCAGAATCCTGAGTTGCCTTGGTAGCGGAATCAGCTGTAGAAGCATGGGTAGCACTAGACGCACTACCAGCAGAAGCAGCATACTTAACAGACTTAGCGGAGTCTGCGGTATTGTCTACATTGCCAAGACCGACAGTACCCTTGGAGATAGCAGCCCAAGCGCCATCGCCACGCAGGAAGAAGCCCTGCTGACCCTTTGTAGGAGCGGCAACATAACCAGCAGAACCATTGGCGGTAGCAGTAGCACCACTCATAGCATTCCAAGTATTTGTATCTTGAGCAGGAATACCGAGAGCGGTAATGTCACCCTTCGTAACAGCGGTAGCGGCAGTTACGTGACCCTGTGCATTGGTGGTAATCTTATAAAGACCATTTGCAAAAGCAGAACCGTGTGCGGCAGCATGGTTATAAGCAACAGCACCACGGTCGCCACGATATGCAGTTGAAGCAGTCTCACCGAGAGCAATAGTCTCAGAGATAACCGCATATGCAGAACCACTCCAACGATAGGTCTTGCTATCGTTTAGATTAATATAAATCTTACCACTCTCAGCGGTAATTTCAGTGGCATAAGTACCGTCTGTCTTCTTCTCTTTGTAGAACTTGCCGCCATTCAGATAGCCCTCAACAACATCATCTACAAAGCTGGGAAGGTTAGCAGATGCAATTACACCCGTGATAGCAGAAGCATTAACAGATGTAATGTCGCCAGCACCATGCTTATGCGAAGAGTTTGCCTTGCCACTTAACTTACCATCCACTTCTGCTTCTGTATAATACAAATCATTGTGATTATGCGCAGAAGGGGCAAAAGTGGTAGGCTTGCCAGAGACGTTTGCCCAAGCTACCGCACCTGCGCTGCCAGCACTGGTGGCGTACTTAACGGACTTCGCAGAGTCGGCTGTGTTGTCCACGTTTCCAAGACCAACTTCGCCCTTGGTATAAGAAGGCTTAATAGGTGCCTTAGCCCATGCGTATACATCTGAAGCAGGCATTGAAGTCGGGAAGTCGCTAATCTGCGCCTTGGTATGCGTATGGCTTGCGGCAGCTGCGCCAATCTCGCCAGCGGTGGGCTTATCGGCTGTAGTATAAACTCGCTTCCACTCGCCCCAAGCGCCATCATAGTAATTTCGAATATAGACCTTCGGTACAGAACTATTGTACTCATATAGTTTCTGTGTAACACCAGCGTTAAGCAGAACCTCCATAGCGAAGGCAATCTGCGTTGGGCAGTGCTTAAGACCAGCAGCCGTAACACTTGCAGGACACTTGTACCAACCAGCAGTTGTAATGGTATTTAGGTCTGCGCCTGTGGCAATATCAGTTGTCAGATGAGTAGTATGGGAATGAGAGGTATCAGACTTACCAGCAAGCTTTGTGTTGATTTCGGACTCAGTATAATACCTATCATCATGAGTATGCCCAGTATTTGACTTGCCGTTTAGCTTTGAGTCGATTTCTGTCTCGGTATAATAACGGTCATCATGGGTATGAGCGAAGTCTGTAATCTCAGCCTTGGTGTGCGTATGGCCTAGCTTTGAGAACTTAGCATTGGTCTTCTCAAGTAGATGGGTTAGGCCAGCACTGTCTAGAAACTTAGTTTCAGCCATGTAACCACGTCCTTTCGATATGTTTTATTTTTTAATGTCATCACCCCACCCACTTTCAAATAAAAATATCTGATGAAGTAGGGGGGGTGATGACATTAAAAAATAATTTGTATAAAAAATAATTACCCTACAACTGTTATTATTCTTACAATTGTAGGGTAAACAGTAGGGTAGAGGGGTGGGGAAGAGGTGTATATACCTATCCTTCCCCACTTAAAAACCCTTATTTTATTTTTGTTATGTTAGGCAGTAACCTTAGCAGCGAAAAGACCGTCAATCTCTTCGTTAGTAATGGCAACAAAGCCATCGCCGACCTTGGTTTCAAGAGCGGAGATGCGATCGCCATGAGAGCTTAAAGTAGTAGTATGACCACCAACAGTAGTGGTAAGACCAGCAATGTCGGTCTTGTTCTTATCAGCGGCAGCCTGAGCGTCAGTACCAGCCTTCTTAGCATCGGCGATTGCTACAGTGACCTTACCATCGGGAGCGATAGCAGCCTGAAGGTCATCAACATCCTTTTCGACGGCAGTCACGCGAGTGGTGAGAGCGGTAACGTCAGCGGCAGCAGCCTTGGAAGCAACAACATCCTTAAGCGCATTGACATCGCTCTGAGCCTTATCAGCAGCACCCTGAGCGGTGGTAATCTTACCATCGAGAGCGCTGTCTGCGGCAACGCGAGCATCAGTCTCTACCTTAACAGCAGCTTCAATCTGCTTTGCAACAGAACCCTCACCGCTACCAAGCTTAGCTTCAACAGCCTTCACGCGAGTATCAAGACCGCCCTCGGCACCAGTAGCGCGAACCTTCTCGGCATCAACAAGCTCTTTGATGTAAGCAACAATTGTAGTAGAGGTAGCACCCTCGGGGATATCGCCAACCTTGGTCTTAAGAGCGCTAATGGCGGCGTTCATAGCAGAAGCATCATCGGGGTGCTTCTGAATCCAAGCGGCAATCTCCTGTAGCGTATCAAGGCTCTCCTTGGCACCCTCGGGAATGAGCTGCTTAGTAAGCTCCTCGTTAGCGATTGTGCGAGCAGACTTACCAGCATCCTCACCGACAAGAGCAGCAACCTTGCCCTCAACGGCATCAGCACGACCCTGAAGAGCTGTAATGTCAGCCTTAGCAGTCTTAATATCGCCCTCGGCAGTATCTACGCGCTTCTTGAGTGCGCCAAGAGAAGCATCGGTTGCAATGCCAGCGGTCTTCTCATTTACATAAGACACGACATCCTTAGAGGTAGCACCCTCGGGAATAGTGCCGACATAAGTCTTAAGATTGTCAACGGCAGTCTGAGCGCCAGCAGCCTTAGCATCGGCAGCAGAAATCTTAGTCTCAAGACCAGCCTGAGCATCGGCAACAGCCTTAGCGACAGAACCATCGGTCTTGGCATCACCATTGAGCTTGGTGATAGCGGCGGTGTTGGTCTTCACCTGACCGTTGGCAAGCTCCTGAACCTTAGTCTCGGCAGTACCAGCGGCATCGTAATTACCAGCAAGACTATCAGCATAATCCTTAGCAGACTTAAGGGTAGCGGCATCCTTGGAATCAATAGCAGCCTTAATCTTCTCATCATAATGAGCAAGGCCAGTAAGGTCAATATACTTCTTTTCAGCCATAAATTTTCCTCCTATTTAAAAAGAGAGTCAATATCATTGTTGGTAGCGGTATCAATAGATCCGCCACCAGAACCATCTGTCTTGTTCGCTACCACGACATATGAGTTCGCGGTTTTGTCATAAACAGATATTTCTTTTTTTGTTTTGTCAACATATAATGTTTTTTCTTTGGCTTGCCCCAATTCTGGCAGTTCAGCGCCTATGAACACTATATCATCTGGCTTAGATGTTATCTGAATCCAGTCGTTATCGTATCGCCAAAGAATAGCAGTTTCGATAACAAAATAGTATCCATCGAGCGGAGAGGGCATTGAAGCTCTCTCATAATCTGTTTCCAACTCCGTAATTTGGTTATAGAATGTCCTCTTGCCATCCCAGTCAAATGCAATTCTGCATTTGTCTTTTACGAAGACAAGCCGACCATTCTGAATCAACAAACTAGACAGTCTTTCGGAGGTAGTCACAACGACCGACATTGGGGCTTTATTCGCCATATCTGCCATATTTTATTACCTCCAAAACTAGGGCTAAAACTCTACTACGTCAACACTCCCGCCAGCAACGGTGTCAGCATAGTCTTTTGCAGACTGTAGGGTTTTCTCTTGAGCCTTCGGCAGAACGGAATTGGCAACAATCTTGATAGCTTCCTCTAGCGTCTTACCAGCGGCAATCTTGTTTCCATCCGTTTCATCAAAGCTATCGACAGAAGAGACAACAATGTCGCTCTGAGTGCGCGGGGTGTTGATGACAGTATTCTTGGTTTTGTCTAGCCAAGCGATTTCGCCATCGTCAAGATAGAGAATATCATACTCATCAATCATGCCATTGGTTTTCGCAGTCTCGATATTAGCCTTGCTACCGAATGCATTCTTTGATTTAATCGCCATACAGTACCTCCTTTTATTGTGTTAGCAGTTACATATTAAAACAGTCATATCGACCATTTTTCAAAAGGAAGGGCGGCACATATCTATTTTCCCAAGATATATGCCATTTCATCTTTAGTTATTTTATTGTTATTGTATAAAGAAACAACCTTTGTCTCTTTAATGGTATGGTTGTCATATAGGCGCTTTAAAGACTCTACAAACTGATTCATCTAAATCACCCCATCGCTTAACAGCATAGCCGTGTATGCATCAATAATTTCCTCTGGGGTCTTCATATTAAGAACCTTCAGCTGTTCATATTCGTATTCATCAATCTCTTCCAATCGAACAGTATCATACCCGTCAACTGGAATTAGATATAATGATTCCTCATGCCAAATATGTTTGCCATCAGAAGAATAGATAGCCTGCGCATCCTCTTCGTCACAGAATATCATACGGTCATACTTCTCCTGATACTTTAGGTATATGAGCCTGTCAAGCACATCAACAACTTTATCGTCTTTTACGACCTTGTAGAACATGCGCTCACCTCATTAAAAAGGGTGCCGCATATTTCAGCGACACCCCTGCAATATAATTAGAAAGAAATCTCAATCAATACGCCGTTTTGCGTTCCAGCAGTATTGAATCCATATAGGTCGCCCTGCTCATTTATCGTATAGATATAGTTTGTATACGAAATATTCTGTGAACGAGTCCAATAAGGTATGTAATCTCCATCGACAGTCGCACGCTTTCTAGCGTCATTGGATGTCATATAGGAAATGATTTCACCCTCGTTGACAAACGGCTCTCCGCTGACCTCATATGAATTGCTAAGCTCGATAGCGGCAGGAATTGAGATGTAGCACTGAGCCGCGCTTAGCTCCTTTGAGCCGTTACCGATAGAGGAGTTAACCGTAACCTGCTTAATGAGAAGCTTGATCTTTACAGGCAATGCTTCATAGAATCTTGTATTCAAAAAACTATTCAGGTCAGAGTCAGTCCAGCCGCCAGCGTTGCTTCCGTTTTCATTGAATACACGCTTCCTATCAAGGAGGTGCTTTGCGAGCAAGCTGAATGTACAGCGCTTAGACGGCTCGTTGCTTAGATAATACTTCTTGAAGCTGCATACCTCAAGCGCCACATTCTCATGTGTCCAGCTCGCCAGCTTCTTGCATACCGTATCGCCAAGGTCTTCATACCAAATCTTGCTCCAATATACATTGCCGACAGCATAGTTCTCATATGCGCCATCGTCAGCCTTAGAGCAACCGAACACAAGGGTGCTGTCTATGATTGTTGACTTTGTTCTATCAAGCTTTACAATTTCTGGCTCATTGCCATTAAGGTTAGAATAATATACATAGATATTATTATCGCCCTTTTTATGTCTAAGCACAACCATATCGCGGTTGCCGATAGAACCAGTGCTAGTCGAGGACGTACCCCAGCTCGTCTTGATTCCACCATTAGACCACAGCTTAAATCCATTTGAACCGTTTGACTGGAAGCACTGGGCAATTACACTCTTTTCAGGCGTGCCGTTTAAGAACTTATAGTCAATTGCCAGTACGAAATCTTTGTCGGTATCGAAAAGCTTAATTCCAGTATCGACATAATTCTTACCAGCAAAGACGGTTTTATCAGAGATAACCGTCTTCGATGTGATATCATCATAGTCAATATCATATCCCATGTTAAATGAATATGCATCGCCAGCCTGAATCTCTGCGCCAGAATTATCAACACCAAGCTTAGTAATGGCATAAATCTCAACTGGGCGCATAGCGCTCAGCTCTTTGCCAGCAAGTGCATCTGGTGCATATGTAAACGTATCGAAGATTGCATTTACAGTCTTATCTCCATCGACAAAGCCGCTCTTATCCCATCTATCGAACATATAATATTTATATGCATTTTCCTCAAGGGTATAAGTTGGGATTGCACCAGTGTACTCAACGTTCTCGCCATATAGACCAGTAGACTCCTGAAGCGTTACACCGTGAGAGACATACTTAATGGTATAGCGTCTAGTAGTTTCACTATACGTTGCCTTTATCGTTCTATCGCTGAAGATAGCAGTCAACGGCAAATCCCAGCCCTTAAATGTAAAGTCTGTACTTACCGAGCTTGGCTTTGTAGGCGTATCAATAGGGTTGTCAGCTCTTGTTGTCGGGTCAACGGCATTGCCGCCCTTATCAACATACTGAGTGTCAAGAACGCTATCATCATAATTTACGAACTTGACGATAAACTGTTCAACCATTGTATTGAATACAATCTCTAAGTCAGGCCATGCTTCCTGATAATCATACAACTGCTGCTGCTTTACAATTGGAACATGTACAGTGCCAGCCAGTACAGCCCTATCGACATTGTATCCGTTCTTATCGATGCCAGCCATCTTGTAGATTCTCTCAAGAAGAGACGTGTCCTCTAGAGTCCAATCGATACCAGTGATTCGAACTCTGTTTACGTTCCTAGCCTTATTGAGCAGGTCTTTAACATCTATCGTGTCGCAGTTCTCTATGATAAGCGTAGAGATTGAATCGTATCCAGCAATAGAAAGATTTGTCAGATACATCAGATTCTTCATGTTGATAGACGTAAGCGTATTAGGTAGCTGAGCCAATCTGATACTACCGCCGCTTGCAAACAGGACACCCTTCAGGCCAGAGCCAGAAGCATAAAGTTCCTCAAGGTTCATGCACTTTGAGAAGTCCAAGCTGCTTACAAGATTGGGTGTGTTTCTGATATCAAGTTTCTCAAGAAGCTTGTTGTTGCCGATAACGAGATTTGTCAAGAAGGTATTAGAATAACCTTCTGTCGCGTTGCCGATAATAAGCTCCTTTAGCTTTTCAGCCTTAGAGAAGTCATTGTCATGAATATAGCAAGCAGACACATCGCCGACAGACTGAATCCTAGATGCGCCATAGATAAGCACGGCGGTATCATCCATCGTATCATATGGACATGTGATATCATACTGCTTGCCAGCCTTGGCTCTCACCTGAGTAGGAGAAGAGTTGCCGAACATTACAGACAGATACATATCGGCAAATGGCGTTAAATGAAGAGTATAGTTAGGCGCAACAACGGCATCCTTTGGCGTATTACATCTAAACATAATCTGGTCAGATGTAGCGGTATTACCGATGAACTTAGTTGCCATATACATCTCTTGGTCGCGCTCGAACTGTCTGCGCTGATACTTCTTCTTGCCATTCATCATCTGTTCAAGGAAGCGCGTATTGCCATCCTTATAAGGACGTTCGTACTTACGCACATAATCAACACGCCAAAGCTCTTCACACCACTCATTCTGCTTCTCATCAAACTGATTGATAAGAGAAGAAGCGCTCCAACAGTTTTTGCTTTCGCGGCTTACATACATCTTCTGAAGCTCAGAACCCATCAGGTCACGAACACGACAGAAGAATACAGACTCAGCGGCATTGAAGATATAGCCAGAAGACTTGTCTCCGTCTGTGCGATAGTCGGTATCTTCCTTGCCGTAAGTCATGGTAAGCTCACCGCTGTTGTTAATACCCAAAGCCGAGTCGTTGTCGTAGTCCCAAAGGTCAAAACGATATCCGTTATTGATTCCAGCAGCATCATCGTCAATAGTATAGTAAGCAGCTTTATCGCCAAGCGTTGCCGCTTCTGCCGTTGTAATATAATGCTTAGCCCAATGCCAGAAGGTATTCTTACTTCTGTTGTCTATCATCGTATATCTAAGCGTGAATAGATAGAAGTATGTAGCAGAATCAACAATAAACCAATTCTTGAGATTGTTCTTGAATTCCTCATCTGTAGATGTAATTACGAACTCATAGAAGTCTCGCCAAATCTGTTTATTCTTCGTTCTGATTTTAGTCTTTTCCTCGCTGCTTGAAATAGCTTCGCCGTCTTTTGAGTCTCCGCAACAATCGTACCTAAACTCAAACGAACCATCCCAATCATTATACAAAGCATCATATGCTGTATTGCCAGCAACCCATTCAGCTTTTGTGATAGGATATTTCATAGAACCATCAGGATTGGCAACGCCAGTTTGGAAGATGGAATTAGGCAATGTATTATCGCTAATCTCAACAGCGAATTCTTTCATATCGTCTGGGTCATACGCTCTTGTAACATCTGTCTTCTTAGAGTCACCGATGTTGCCTAAGGCGTAGAAATGCCATGAGGTATCTTGGAATTCCCTGTGTGTAGTTAAATCTGTGTCGCTTTCTTTAATGAACACAACGCAGTTAACGAACTCCATGTCGTTCTTAATCTTAGAATCTCTACGAGTTGCAGGAGTAGCATATGGGATATAATCATTATATCTCTTCTGAAGATATGCGTTGTTCACCATCTCGGAGCTTGCGATATTAACCTTTACGTTAAACCAGTTGTTAGGTACAGAGGTTCTAGTAAGGGCAATCTTGCCAGAGCCGTCAGTAACGACACTGCCATCGCCAAGAGTAAGCTTTGTAATGTAATTCGGGTCTAGCTCAATCTTACTAGTAACCTGATGCTTACCATCAAAACCAGCAATAAGATCGATATTACGACCAGCTGCACCATACTCATTTGAAGTAGTACCTTGTCCACTATGATAGCAATTCTCAAACTTCCAATTGTCGAGAACCGCGTCACCATTCTTATATATGCACTCAAAAGACGTATTGCCTACAAAGTCTTTCTTGTTATTTGTGAAGTGCGGAGCTTCAATCTTGATAACACGCATATTGGGGCAGGCATTGGCAACAGACTCAGGAGTCAAAAGCTTGTTCTCATCATAAATCTGATTGCGTGTATAGCGAGCAATCATCTCAGTTGCAGTACGGGCATCGGCAATAAAGTTAGACAGAATTGCAGAACTTGTAAGGCTTGTATTATACGCCTTCATACGATAAATCAAAACATCGCAATCAGGAGAACCAATGGTAATTGGCACAGGAGTATCCTGAGTAAATGAATAATCACCAGTATAACTCATAGGACGGCACGGCGTACCGTCTTCATAAGACATAACAATTGGAATGTCCGTATCCTTATTGATATTGAACTCCCATTCGATAACATCTTCCTCGCTATACGGGATATACAAAGACTTTGCACTTGATTTAATGTATGCTTCATGTACATTCATCTGAAGACCGACATTAGATGTCGTGCCAGACTGACAGGTCAAGAACGTGGCATTGCTCTTGGCAACATTTGTTGTCTTGAAGATTAACTTAAATTCCTTACCGTTCCTTTTTGCATCATCTGCAAAAAGGTTATAGGAAATGGTTGCCGTAGTACCAGCCTTAACGCCAAAGTATTGGTCGCCATTGTCATCAAGTTGATATCCGCCATTAACCCAGTCGAAGTTATCAGATACAGTCATTGCGACATCGCCATCAGACCACAGTCTGTCAGTGTCGTTATTAGACTTACCGACTGGATTGAAGTCAAATGCAAGACCAGCTGTAACAGGCTGAACATCAATATCAAGCTTCTCAACTGTTACGGCTAGTGTCTTAACAGTGTCACGACAAGTGATTGTCAAAGTATGTGTGCCAACATCAGAGGGCTTAAACTGCCACGTCTGAGTATTACTATCGATTGTCAGCGTAGAGACGGTCTTTCCATCAACGGCAAGTGTAACCTGTGGAGTTTCAGTAGACGGGTCGTATACGGTATACACAATGTTAGCCGTGTCGTACTGCTTAGCTGTAAACTTCTGATTAACGCATCCAATTACTGGCTTATTGCTTGTCGAGTCATACCAAATAACATCTTTAACGATATGATTAGATTCAATAGCCTTACCATTAATCTCTGCCGTCATATACACTTCGAGCAGATGAGCGCCATGTGTCTGAGCAGGAAGCTCATACGCCAAAGGAACGCCAGACACAGTGGTATCCACAGTTCCGATTTCTTTGCTGTCTAAAACAAAGTGTACCCTCTTTTGAATGGCACCATATGGAGTGTAGTCAAAAGAGACTTTGCCAATGGGATACGTAAAGGTATCGTTAAATGAAGATTCAAGTCTTACATCAACCCTCTGAACAGTCCAAGTCTTAGTTACAAGACTGCCAGCATCGTCAACGATGCTAAGGTTGACCTTGTGTGTACCTACTGTGATATGGTCGGTGATATCAAAAGAGTTCTCACCAGATGCAGCGGTATTCGTAGCAACGATAGAGCCGTCAACCTTCCACGTTGCAGTACCATCGCCACCAACGTCACCAGAGGAATCTGTTCTTGAGAAATTATATTTGATGATAATCTTATCGTCTAATGTCGCAACAACAGGAGTCGTGGTAATATATGTAATCTTCAAGATGCTGCTGGTGCCGCCGCCACCGCCGCCACCTTGAATCTTGAACTGAGCTTTCGGCTCTTTCTTCTCGTTCTCTTTGCCCTCATTTTGGATTTCCCAAAGAGTGTAAGTCTGTTCTTCATCATATGTGGCATCATATGTCAAACGAGGCGAAGTATCAAGACCATTAACAGTCTCCTCAAACTTGGCAACCTTATCACCAAGCTTGGCAACATTTTCCTTGTTCGCGTTTGCAGTAGATGTAACCGCAGAGATATTTGCATTTGCAGAATTCAGACTTGCTTTTGTGGCAAACTTCTCATCTGCGCTGCTTTGAATTTCAGACTTAGCTGTATTAATCTTGCCTTCAATAGAAGCAGTGTAATTATTAATCCATTCCTCAGTTGGGTTACTCGTGATTGCAATTTCCTTCATCACGGTTTCGCCATTATAGAATGTCATTTTACTGCCATCATATGTGACGTTGAATTTAGCAAGACCATCAAGATTGGCAATCTGCTGCTTCACTTCGTCAAGCTGGTCTGAGATATCGATATTGTGAACGATATCGTCAACCTGCTTCTTGGTATAATAAGATGACAAAGCGGCATCGACCTTGTTGTTTACAGCATCGCTGACTGTTCCCTCAAGCTGGGTCTTTGCCGTATCAACCGCCTGCTGCGCTTTATTGGCAGACGCTTCTGCTTTATCGGCATAATCAGAAATACCATCAACGGTTGTTTTGGCTTCCTGCGCATAACGCTGAGCTTCTGCAACCTTCTCATTCACCTGAGTCATGAAGCTAGTAATCCATGTGTTATCAGGCTCGATAGCTCCATTGCCAGCAAGAGACTTAAGCACGCTTAGCTGATTATTCGGCTTTGTCTTCCATACATACTCATCGCCTTTTGAGTTTACACCAGATGCAATAATCTCAAACTCAAGAGTACCTTCAACGGCTGTTGCATTCTTATTGACAAGCCAACCAAATCTAATATACTCTTCATTGTAATATACGTTTACAACATTACTGCGGTCTTCATATCCGTCTTTATTAACATAATGAATAATGATGGTCGTATTGAGAAGGTCAAAGCCATCATATCTGCGCGGCATCTTAAATGGGATATACTGAGAATTCGATTCTTGCGTAAGGTTGACTTGTTTCTTGTCGATTAAGACATTCTTCAAATCGTCAACATTTGAAATGTTATCATCTGAATACTCTTCGTAATATAGGTAATTACTGCTACGAGTCCAACCTTCTAATGAATCAGAAGTCGCAGCGACAGCGGATTCATCATCAAGAGATGTAAGAGAGATGTCATCATATGCTGGCACATCATCATCAAGAGACATAGGAGAAATGTTATTATTTATCATTCTCGCATTATTATTTTCTTTAACTTTGTTTAACGAGTCTTTAAAAGATAAACCCATTGTCATCCTCCTTTCAAACAATAATAAAAAAGAGGATGACAAATCACCCTCATATTATTCAATAAATATAAGTGTATTTAGAAACTGACAACCTTACGGCTATCTGCTAACAGCTTTGCAACGCCTGTGCCAACCCCAAGGTCTGAGAAGTCAACGGCAGTAGTTCCATCGGCGCTACCATCAACATTAAGAGAAACTTCATCGCCAATCTTATTCTCACCAGATAGAAGCTGTAGCGTCTGCTTGTCCGCGTCATACGCAATATTATCTGCCTTAGCTGCATCATATGCGTCACCAAGATCAAGAAGCTCTTTGATTTGAGCGTCCATCTTGATAATTCTCTGGTCAAGCGCACCAAGAGCGCTATCTGGGATAATGTCGCTCCATGCGCTAATAGGAATGATATTTAACTTTGCGGTAGAAGTCTTGCGAACACGCTGAACACTTTTACCATTTTCATCTAAATCGCTATAGATAAAAGTAAGCTGTAGTTCAACTTCGCCAGTCTCAGCAGTTAGCTTGCTGTCAATTGGAACAACATATTTTAGATATTCCTGATACCCATCTTCTGAAAGCTCAAGAATATCACTATGGTACTTCTTACTGATAGGTAAAATATATTCCATAACAACAGTACAGGCGCTCATATCGTAACCGTTGTATGTTGGTTCAGCAAGAAACCATAGATTATTAAACAACTTTGACCTTTGCATAATGCGTTCCTTTTTGCTTGCAGTCAAAGTATTGTCTTCATTTACTAAAATCACATAAGCCATAAAGACACCTCATTTCATAAAACATTCATTGTATATTTGTTACCAACCGCGAGTATCTTCAATGAACGTATGATTAGATAAGTGCTCTTCATATGATTCAACGATAATGCGGTATGCAATATCTACTTCTCCATTAGTCAGACCATTCTTACTGATAAGGTCTTCATATTCTTTATATAGTTTAAAAACTCTATTAAACTGCTCTTTGGTGACAAGGACACTAGAATTCGAAACCCTTGATGCAAAATCTATAATAGTATCTCTTTTATTATCGACAAGAATAGACACTATATCTTTATTCGCTTCATCAAGTTTTTTATCTAAGTCACGTACAAGTTTATCTTCCATCATAAGTTTATTGTTAACACTATCAATCCATTTATCTCTCATAGAGATATTATCTGCATTATAGTGCTTGTCAATATTGTTAACTATATTTTTTAAATCTTGTATCGTGTTTGGTAATTCTCTAATTACTTTGCGCTCGGATTTCTTTCTTGCGAAATACTTTCTTATGCTCATAATCTCTGGGACTGCCTTGCCTTTAAAGTTTAAAAATTCACCAATAAGCTGAAGAACAAACAACACAGCAATCAAGGCAATCGCTATTTGAGATGGTACATTAAGATATTCTATATAATTAAGCATTTACATTTACGCTGCCTTTCATTCGATGTTGGCGTTCTAGTATATTAAAAAAAGATAAGGGAGGAGTGGTTGAAGTCCTCCCTATATTTGCATATATATTTAATTGTTATATTTAAAACGAGCCAGCATTCAACTTGCGCTGCAATGCCTTAACCATAGAAGACGGTGCGCTTACAATGCCATCCTGAGTGGTTCCAAGATAACGCTGTAAGGCTTTGCATGTATTCTTTCCGAAATAACCATCGGCAGTTACGCCAATCCTTCTCTGTAGCGCTCTGACCATATTAGAGCCACCTCTGCCAGTCTTCCACGAAGAGCGCTCAAGACCTCCGCGATTTACAGAAGCCATGTTGTTAGCGTCCTGACCGCTCACAATGCCATCGACAATGGTTCCAAGTCTCTTCTGAAGCACCTTTGTTGTCGCAACGCCCCAATATCCATCAACCGACAGCTTACCAGATGAAGCTGGCGCAGATGGAGCAGCGGCAGTAGAAGAGCCACCAGACTTACTTCCATTTGTTACATTGATTGCCGTATGCCGACTCTCATTAAGCAGAATATCACCAGCAAGCAAATAGGCATCGCTTGTAAGATACTTAGAATCAGTAAGCACTTGGAAACCAGCAGCCTTAAGAGCATTTTTCTCATTCCAAGTGGTAATACTTACATTTACATTCTGCATAGCCGCATTACCGAGACGATAACCAGCGCCCTTTACAATTGCAGCAACGCCACTAGAGCAGTCTGCTTCACATTTAACTGTAATCTGGGCAGGGTCGTAATTGGATGCCTTTAGATGATTCCAAAATGTAAGGCGCTCATTCTGGTCATAACCGACCAAGTTATTCTGAGCAGCCTTGATAGCCATATCTGCAATAAGATTGCGAGTCTTTGCGTCTGGATGTCTAAGAACTACGTTCCAATTGTCATTCCACCAAGGACGAATATGCCATTCTGTCTTAGATTGATCGCCAGCCTGACCGCCGCTATATCTATTGCGTTCATCATGTCCACAGTTAGAAATACTCATATTACTTGACCTCACTTTCAACAGTTTTGTTTTCAGTGAATACCTCTCTCATTGTCTTAAGAGCGTCATCAATGGTTTCATCAATCCAAGCAATCAACGCTTCTTGGTCTGTAACCTTTGATAGAATTGGGTACTTCTCGAAAATCTCCTCGATTACCTGAGCGCGTTTGACAGAACCGGCTTTCTTATAATCCTGCCAATCAATCTCGGCATCAGTAATCAGTTTCAGCATAGTCTCCTGAACCTGCTTTTTGGCAATTGCAATCTTTTCGTCATCTGACTTGCTGAAAAACTCTTTCGCCTTTTTATCAATAGAGATGATAAGGGCTACGATAACAATGATTACAGTCCAGTTATCGTTAACCAACTGAAGAAAATTCTGAATAGCATATAAAGCATTGAAATCAACGTTCATAAAATCACTCCTTAAAATGACGGATCATTTGGTACGTCATCACATGATTCATCTTCTGAACCAGTCTGATTGCGCATAGCGGTTTCATAAACTATGCCATTTTTTGTGTTCTCGGCCTTGGCCTTACTGAAATAAGCCCAGATTATTGGAGCCATTGCAGCTGGAATGCCTAACAACACATACAATGCGCTTGTATCCTTAAGTTCAACCATAAGTCGTTCGCAGAAGAATATAATCTGTAAGCATATTATCAAAGATACAAATAAAACAATCTTACTGGTTGACGGCATCTTGAACTTAAAACTGTACTTTTCTCTTTCTTCGCGCAGCTTTATTTCTCGTTCTTTGCTCTGATTCATTCTTTTAATAGCTTTCATCTGAGCGTTATAATCTCTATCAGATATATAATTCATAGATAATCACCGCCAATCAAATTATTTCTTTGCTGTTTCTATATACACTGCCTGACATCCAAGCTCTTTATATACACTATTAAACCTCTCAAGCGGATACGCGACTTCGCCGACAAGAGGGTCAATAACATATACGCTATCTAGTTCTATTCTTTCAACGACAACGCAATGCGGATTCCTAAATAGCCTATATCCATTTGACTCATAACTTGACGGCACTGGGTCATTTAAATACATAGTTACCCATACGGCAGATGGGAACTTCAAATCAGTCAAGTCTGTGCCAGTATATTCAACTGCAACCTTACTGGTATCTTTTAAAAATTTATTTGCGGTTATTACAGAACACGGTGCCATACAAGCCCATCCATCTGTGGCGCTATACGGATTTCCCCAAAAGCTGTACACGAAATCGCTTCCGTCACTTTTAGGCATAGCATCGGCAACATCGAACTTAGTTACGTTTATACCGTTCATTCGCAATAATGTTCCAAGCGCAGTCGCTTCGCAGCCAGTAGGAAGCTCGGGCATTTGTAAATCCTGCTTTTCGTCAAAAACATACTTCGCTGGCTTATCGTATAATATCGGTACTTCAACATCATGTTCTACAACGGTATTCTGTTTCGCGCCATTACATGAAACAAACATAATCATGAATGATGCTAAAACAGCAACGATAAAAATAACAATTACTTTATTAACACGTCTATTCACAACATCACCACGAATTCTTATATACCCAAAAGCTCTTTCAGCTTATCTATCGTAATTGTAGTCACGGAACCATCTGTATCAACATATAATAATTTACCAGCTTCAGAGCTATCGCCAGTCAAATCAGTATACTTTCCAGAAGTGGCAACCGACTTTAGCGATGGCATATCTTTTAAATCATTGTAACTTCCCGACTTAGCAACAGATGCCAAATCAGATATATCACTACAAGTCAACTGCTTCGCAACTACTTTATCCTTATCGTCAAGAGACAGCACTTGACCGCTCTTAGACTTATCGCCAATCAAGGCGGTATAGCTACCAGACGTAGCAATCTTTGCTAAGTTAACGATAACGCCAGAGTCAATCTTAACACCAGTATCAAGCTCTAGACTTCGGGCCATAATATCGCCGCTGATGTAGAGCCTGCCCTCATCGTTAACATTGAATACAGAATCTTTGTCGCTGGTAATATTGATGACTTCTTTGTTGCTAGGGCTGATAGACACCTTGTTTTTGCCGTGGCTTACCTCTAGTCCATTTTCATTGAATATCAATGTTCCAGCATCATTCTGAAGTTCAATATTCTTACCTAAGAATAATTTACCGATAATTGTTTCGCCATTGATACCATAGGCACTCACTGTGTCACCAGTATCGGGATCGGTATAATAGTATTTGCCTATAGCCGTCTTTGTCGTAGCCCAATTATCATCGGTAATAGCAATCGTTGAGTTAATAATCTTCATCTGTGTAGGTTCATAATCATTTGATACTTCGTCAAACTTTCTAAACAACATACCGTGATTGTCCCATGATTGTGTCTGATTATCAGAACCACCGACAATCTTTGTATGGGTTACATCAAGACCGTTATCAATCCAATTATTTACAACAGAAGTTCCCTTTTCACCCTGTTTAGCCTGTCTTTGCACATAGCTATAAGATGTAGCCATTGAAGAAGCTTGGTCTATAACGCCCTTGATACTCTTGACTGAACTCTTAACTCTGACGGCATCAGAGAATTCAACCGAAATATTGTCTAAGTCATCATAATCTACGGTATATTCAATTAATCTAAGTTTATATAGCTTATCGTCAACCATAACCCTAAGCCAATTACCGATAGCAAAATCATTAACCAACGGCGCGAATTTATCGATAAGCAAAAGATTCTTTAGGTCTGCGCTGATTGTAGTCTGCAATTCAGAAGACTTATATATTTCATCGTTGGCAACGCTGATAAACTCGTTTGCCTTCTCAAACAACTCGGCATTGTTAAGACCGTCTGAAATATAATTCTCATTAGAATATTTATCTTCTCTACGGAACGAGCAAAATTCAAGCCACAAATTAACGCCGCCAGCATTATAATTCGTTAGATACTGCTGGAAGTTAAGGATGTCTTGCGTCTTATCTTTTTCCTCGATAATATAGTTCTGTAGACCATACTCTTTCAAATCCCCATCGTCATCACGCCTACCAGATATTAGATAAATCTCATCTTGACGAACCTTCATCTCTGCTTCAATGGCGTTCATTCTGTCGATATATGGAGTGTAAAGTTTATCATATAACTCTTTAGACCACGAAGCCCCCTCGTTAACGCCTTGCTCAACGAGAATGTCTATACAGCTCTGACAAGCATCATGAAAAGAAATGAGCCTATTTAGACAATACTTTTGCAATTCCTTTTTAAAATCATCCAACGAGCCGTCAATATCAAATAATTCAGAAATTCCATATTTGTTCTCGCTATCTTCCTTTGCAAGAGTTTTGTCAATCTTCTGCTTAATAAAAGTTTCATAATCGCTATTTATCGTTACGCTTATTTCTTTGCTTGTAAACTTATCTTCTTCATCAGAATAATTAGTCACATCAAAGCAACCAGTCCATATTCTTGTTGGATTTGGCTTTGAACCAGAAAGAGTGGAGCCATCATGTACTTTAACTCTATATCTAGTTGAATCAACAACAACCTTTGCCATAGAAAGAACAACGCTATCCGCTGTGGCTACAGATATGTTGTCTATTTTTTCCACGGCAACAGGGGAGATGTTCGCCACTGTGAGTTTAGCGGCTTCTTTCTCAGCATTGGTATCACTCATCTCAACAGTCGGCATCAGCCCACTCGTAAGATACAGCCCTAAATCAATCGTATTATAATAAGCATTCATCAAAGCAGGATAGCCTTTTACTGGTAACTCAATCTCTTGAATATCGTTGTTATACCCAACTTCTTTTTTGATTGCAAGATGCTCATTTTTTGAACTGAACAATCTTTCATCTTCTGACGATTTAAGATATATACTTTTAGAACTGTACTTAACCACGAGTGCATTATATCTATTAACGATATCTTCTTTATCGCTCAAATAAACATAATCATTCTGATACTCTGCATATAGCTTGTTGTAAGAATCAATAGCTTTAACAAGCTCATCTGACATATCATATTTAGTATCGTCAGAAATATACCAGATATAATCACTACCATTAGGATTACAGTTTCTAATGGTAGCCGTCATTAAATCGTCTCCGCCCTCAAGCTTAAAACAATTCTTGATAGAATCAGTATCAGATGACATGTTAATGCTATCTGCAATCTCATCAGACGTTACAAATATAGTCGTATCTTCACCATAGCCCTCGTCAATATCCGAGCTGCCGCACTTAGGGCATACATCCGTATACTCACCTCTGTACCCACACTCGTGACAATTTGATTCAAGGTCATAAACAGAAACGGATCTATTTAAATTACCATACTTATCTGCATTAACATCAAACGCAAACAGGCATTTAATTTCTTCTGCAACATCTTGAAAAGCATCATAAATAGATTTGTTATCAAAAGAAAACGTTCTTTGAATCTTTGCAATTGTAGAATCAACATGCCTGATTGTATAGTGCGGAGCTTTTTCCATCAGCCTATGTAAAAGAGAGGAGCTTGGTCTATCTGGATTATAGAAAATAGTCGGATGGTCTTTATCATAATCTTCTCTTGCGATATCGTCTTCAGTGTTAATTTCAATATCATATAGCATGATTTGAGACAATTCGGCGCATCCAAGATTAGTACCAGTCACAGTTTTGACCGTTTGAGTATCTTCATCTGTCTCAACTGTAATCTCAAACCATTGATTCCACTCTAAACAATATATAAGCCTAAAATTGATAATCTCATCCCACAAATTGTTCTTATTTTCATCTACTGTTTTATATACCTTGAACGATATCTCAGCAGCGTCATTCATCGAATCAATTGATTCTATTTCAACAGCGTCTATTCGACCAAGTTTATCGCCATTCTTTTTTGCCAATATAATCGTTGGTGATTGTGGATTATGAGCAGCGTCAAAGTCAATCTTTATAGCCATATAAACCACCCCAATTATATAGTGACCTTAACTATAGGTGAATAGGTTATCCTAACAACACATGGTAGAGACAGCGTTATTTTATTCTTTTTGTTTCTAAATGTATTCTCTAATCTAAAGAAAGACCAGTTGAAATCGTTCTGTATCTTATGAGAATCCAAAGAAGAGCTAATCACTGGATATGACACTTTGATAACTTCTCCTGTTTTACAATTTGCAATTCTCATCACTCTATTATTAAAAGAGTTCTTCATTGTAAAATCACCGTCTTTTTCTATGGTGATTTCCATATCGGGATAAATGCAGCCTTCTTCATCAGACTCATTGTAGATAACATTTATACCATTATCTGAACTATTCTTAATTGTAGTGACAATAGGCTCTCTTATGGCGAATGGTCTATTGGTAAACATCTCAAGCTCAAACCCATAAATCATACCGTTAACTTCAATTCTGCTTACATTAAATGAAGCTTCAAAATAGACACCCGAATATTCATCGTCAAGTAATCTAAATTTATGGAAACCTTTTCTGTTCAACCAAGACATGATGTTACGCATCTCATCGAATGAAACTGTATCGGTTTGATTGGAATCGCACTTGTTCTTACATATCTGAAAGGTCGTATTAAGACAATCTTCATATGTAGAACTCGTTAATTCATGCTTCATTCCGTTCAAGGTCGGTACAGTATTAAAAGTTATCTGCGAACCATTATCTATTGTATCGACATCGCTTGAATCAAACTTGCAAATAATAAACCCAAGATCGCTCAGCTTGACACCATCGTATTCAAAGTCATATGCTTTCACCGACACACCTCCAATCGCTCGAAGTTATATTTATTTTAAAAGAAAACGAATGATATTCCATCTACCCTTAAAGACCTCTTCATTCATAATCTTCTTCATTTCAGTTAATTCTCCGACAAGTTTATCGTAAACCTCGCCTTTGCTCTTAAGGTCTTCAACGATTTGTTCCATTTCAACACGAAGAGAATCTACTGAACTAATTAGCTCATCCTTCTCATCGCAATCTATTTCAAGCTCGGAGATTCTTTTCTTGAGAGATTCAATTTCATTTGTCTGTCTCTCAATGATTCTACTTTTAATATTCGATTTTCTATTTCTTTTTCCAGTATTCATACTTCTACCTCGTTTCAAACAAAAGAGAAGGGGAGTGGATATAAACCACTCCCCACTCAACAAGTAGGCTATATTCTTCGGCTATACCAACCCGTAGCCTTCGGGGATTAACGAATCGCCTTGCCCTTTGCTAAGCTGCTCTTACCTGCAATGGGGTCAATAGTCATAGACATGATAAGACGCTCAAAATTCTTATCATGCTGCATAGACTTAAGCAGTTCGTCATAATTCTTGACATTAGGCAGATTAAATACAACCTTGTCAAGATTCTGAGTGTATGTTGTCTTATTCCCAACATTAGCACCAGTATCAATCTTATCAAGGTCAAGATTGTCCTTGATAAAGTCAGATGGATTGTTTGCCATATTCCAGATATTAGAGCTTGCAGCAGATGTAAGCACGCTATCATTCTTGGCAAGAGGAGTCAAGATAGCTCCGTCAGATGGGCGCATAATCATCTCGGAACCATCTTCCTGAGTCCAAGCCATCTCATTGTTTCTGATATTCTTAGCGCCAAGTGCGTATGCGCTAACATCAGATTTCTTAAACCAACCAGTATATCCACTTGAAAGCTTGTGCCAACGAGTTAAGATATAACCATTGCGTTCCTGTAGAACAGTGTAGATTGGGTCGCTGCCAAACGTCTGTCTGCCGCCACCATTACCATAAGAGTCTGCGTAAATTCTAGCACCACCAGCGTTAATCGTACCACCAACAGTGACTTGTTTTTTCTGCTGTTGCTGTTGTTGCTGCTGAGTAGGAGTAGAAGAGGGCTTTGGCGTTGGCTTCTCAGTTGCAGCAGAAGAAACACCAGCAGCCTTTATCTTTGTGCCAGCAATCTTATTAAGCTGAGTAATCATATTCTGGATATTGGTATTGATATATCCAAGAGCAGTGTTGGTAGTAGTCAGAGCTGTGTCAAACTTAGTACCATACATTGTAATTACGCTTGAGATACTGCCATTACCAGACAGCCAAATTGTATTCATAGACTCAGACAAAGTATAGCCAACCTTATCAGCCTGAGATTCTATCGTAGCTCCGATAGTAGAAGCATTGTTATTAATCTCAGAAATCATATCAGCCATGAGAGCATCAATATCATCAAGACGCTGATTTAAAATGGTTTCGTAATCATTGTATAAATCATCAAGCATTTTCTGCTGATCTGAAATGTACTGTTCGTATTCCGTCTCTTCTAAGTCAGATTTAGCTTCCTCAAGGTCTACCTTAATTTGCTGAATCTTGGCCTTAGTCTCTTCGGATACATCACCCTGATATGCAGCCATCTGCTTCTCAAGGTCTGCGATATCCTTTGTGCTTTCCTTTATCTTTTTCTGATAGTCATATAAATCCTTGGCTGCGTCAAGAGCATCATTGCGCTTATCAATAAGCTTCTGTAATGAATCAAGCTCCTTATCAATACCGTCAGAAACCATGTCCTTAATAGAGTTCTTCATGTCCTCTGCATTAAGAATGGCTTCCTGCTGAGCTTCGATATACTCTTGCAACTGATTTGCAATATCCTGATTATATGGGTCTTTAGCAAGGTCTGCCTGAAGCTCTTTAATCTTCTTAGCATACTTATTTGCCTGAGCCATATACACGTTATACTTAACACCGTACTGACCCATAGTAGCCATACCCTCATCGGTAAGCTGACCGTTATCCTCATAAAGCTTCTTGTTACTCATAAGATTAATCAAGAATTCAGATTCATCAGCAACCTTAGAAATCTTATCCTGAATCAAATCAAAGATTTGCCAATCTAGCTCACGAAGGTTCTTTTCATACTCAAGAAGAGAGGTATTGCATTCTTCAATGGACTTAGTGACCTCATCCACCGAATTGACCATCGAATACCAACTCTCACTATATTTTTCAATAGTGCCACTATTAACGGCGTTATTAAGCTCAGAAATCATTTCGTCACGTTGCTTCTTAAGCTCTTCCTGCTGTTTTTTAGCGTTAGCAGACATTGCATCATAATATTTACCAGAGGTAATATATCCAGCAGTCTCAGTCTGAGACACAAACTCATCGAGCATATCTTTCTCATGCTGAATTACACCAAGATACCCATCGTACTTAGTAGAGACGTTTTCGAATCTCTGCTCATAGAGCTTCGACTCAGACTCGCGCAAATCATCAATAGCATCTAAACAATCTAGCGCTTTCTCATACCACTGCTTATACTCAGATATCTTATTATTAAGGTCTTCGTCTGTAATTTTCTCAATGTCTATCGTGCCGTCTCGCACCTTTGCGGCATAGCCAGCGTCAAGACCAACAGAGTTAGCCTGCTGAATATAGCGATTATAAGCCTGATTCTGTAGGTCGATTTCTCTTCTGGTTTGACTAATCTGGTCGTTGAGAGCGGTACCACGCTTAGTCCAATTCTTATATGTACTAGTAGCGGTCTTATCAAGTCTTGAAATTGCTCTTTCAACACGGTCTAAAGCAGTCTCAATCCAGTCAAGAGTCTCTTCAAACTTCTCTGCTTCTTCATTCGCACTGGAATTTGAGTTAGAGTTAGAGGAAGAGGAGGAAGAGGATTTTGAACTAGAAGAGGAAGATGAGCTTGTCTTTACAGAGGAGCCTTTATTAGCACGTCCAATTCCACCAGAACCATTACCAAACGCAGTGCCAGAAGCCAAAGCCCTGCCGCGACCACCGCCGCTTGTAACATAGCCGTTCCTAAGAAGCTCTTCACTTTGTTTGTGATTAAAGACTATATCGCCTTTCTTATAACCAACAAATTCAGCACCATTATCTCCAACAGTAAACCAACGACCGTTTCTAACAACAATCTCCTGCCCAAGCTCGCCCATGAGAGCTGCGCCATCTTCTTTGGCTCCCCAATTGCCATTCCTAAACGCTTTGCCAGTTGTACCATTAACGTATGCAGTACCGTTTACGTGAGCAGTACCGTTTGCTTTACTGCCGCCACCAAAAAGAAAACTTGCTGCACTACCAATTAAGTTAGCAACAACATTAACTGTCTTACCCTTTAGACTATCAATAACACCTTGTAAAGACGTGACATTCCCTGCGCCAATTGCATTTGCAACAGCTTCAACAGTCTTTCCATCAAGTCCATTAACAGCACTCCGTAAGCTATTAACATCACTTATACCAAGCGCTTGCGCAACAGCCTGAACCTGTTTACCATCAAGACCAGCAACAGCAGACTTCAAGCTTTCAACATCACTAAAACCTAATGCGGTTGCAATAGCCTGAACTTGCTTATCACTCATTCCATCAACAGCAGACTTTAAACCATCAACGTCGCCCTTGCCTAATGCGGTTGCAATAGCCTGAACTTGCTTATCACTTAGCCCAGCGACAGCAGATTTCAAGTTTTCAACATCAATATTACCAAGTGTTTTTGCAATTACCTGAATCTGTTTATCGCTTAAGCCCTTGATGTCATTGTTTATCTGGTCAATGCCTTCTTCGCCAGATACTATGGCATTAATCTTTACCTGTTTTTCTTCATCACTAAGATTATCAAGGGCATCTGGATTTTTTACCATATAATCAATTACCACTTGTTTATCTTCATCACTAAGATCTTTAAGAAGGTCTTGATTATTAGCAATAAAATCTATGGCAATCGTCTTTTTGTCATCGTCAAGCTTGTCAAAAAAGTCTGCATTTTTAGCAACAAAGTCTACAACTACTTGCTTCTTTTCGTAACTAAGATCTTTAAGAAGGTCTTGATTCTTTGCAACAAATTCTATAGCAACTTTCTTTTCATCGTCATTAAGCCCAAGACTGTCAAAAAAGTTAGGGTTCTCAGCAACAAAGTCAATTATTACTTTCTTTTGTTTCTCGTCATCAAGCCCGTTCAAAACGCTTTCATTATTTGCAATGAAATTTACAACAACTTCTTTTTCTTCATCGGTTTTAAGGTCATCAAGAATACCTTCGTTTTTAGCAACAAAGTCTACGACAACCTTTCTCTGTTTCTCATCATCGAGTTTATCGAGAATGTCTTGATTATTAACAACAAAGTCTATGGCAATTTTCTTTTGATCTTTATCTAAATCCTTGAGTAAATCTGGATTCTCTGCAACATACTTTAAAAGTATCTCTTTCTCGCCATCTTTTAAATCAAGGTCATTAAGAAAATCAGCATTGTCAGAAACGAAGTCTACAACGACTTTCTTTTTATCATCATCAAGTCCAAGATTATCAAGAAAATCAGTATTCTCAGGAAGGAATTTAACAATCTTAGTTGCTTCTTTTTCTGTATAATCATCAACCGAGCTTGTATCTAGTTCAAGACCAATCTTTAGTTGGTCATCGGTAATCAAACCAGCTTGATGCTCCATCAATAACTTAATATCATTAAGAGTATCATTTGCTTCAACTTGCAAATCAACCGTAGCATCAATAGTAAGATCGCCTGAATCAAGTTGCTTTTTAATATCTTCCTTTGAAGCATCAACGTCTATACCAAGCTTAACTTTTGTATCATCATCAAGTTTAGCAATCTTATCAACAATATCGCTCATACTCTTATCAACTTCAGAAGTATCTACACCTTGAAGTTTCATTTGATTTAACTTCTTTTGTTGAGTCCGATACTCCTGCATAAGCTGCAATGGCTTTTTCATACTGTCATCAACTTGACTTGCATCAAGTTGCATATAAACAGGGTCGGCAAGTTTATCATAAGCAGCTTGTAATGTACTGGCAATATTTAATGCATCTTGTGCGCCATCCACACTCAAGTCGATAGTGCCATCGTCTCTTCTGAAGGTGTCAAGCATTTCCTTTGCTTTATTTAAGTCGTTAAACACCGTCTCTGCGTCAGTTGAATCAAAGTGGAATGTATAATTGTCAAGTCCAAGCTTTTTTAATTTTTCACTAGACTGTGCAAGCTCATTTATCTTTTTATTTGATTCTACAGCAGCCTTTTGTAAATCTGCAAAATTAGTATATGTGCCATCCATATTGATAACGAAACCAGCATCTTCGGCGGCGCGTTCAATAATCTGGACAAGCTCTTTACTAATTCCCATCGTCTTGGCGATTGCTTCTTCACCGTTAACACCAAAGTCAAAAGATATAATTTCGCCATTTTCACCGCGCTTGATATTGCCTTGTCCAAGTTGGTCTACTGCTTCAAGGAAATTGTAAACACCGTCATTGGTAGATTCACCATCTTTATTCTGCGTAAAGAAATCTTTGACAGAATAGGTTGTGCCATCGATTGTATTACCAAGCGTTTTCCATCTATTAGTATAATCATCTATCGAATTAAGCTGGTCATAGCTGAACATATCAATGAATGCCTTAGAAGCATCGTCAAGCCAGCCACGAGAAAGCTCATCGTCAACTTCTTCAAATCCCTTTAAGACATTTTCATACATGTCTCTATCAGAACCAGCAGATTCAGCATTTTGCCATGCGTTATATTTAGAAGCTAAGCCCTCATATTGAGCTGCTAGTTCTCCTAAATCATTTATTTTCTGACGAATATCTTCTTGTTTAGAAACAAGATTGGCTCGCTCTTCAGCATCGGTGCATGTTGCAATTTGACCAGTAAGATCATTATATTTATCTCTTAAATATTCTAAGTTAGAAGTAGCATCTTTGAGCTTGCCTTGCGCATATGCCTGTTCAAGCTTAGTATATTCTTGTGTATTTAAACGAACACCATTAGATGTTTCTTCGAAAAGTTTTGCGGCATCATACCCAGCGCCTTTTAATCCCTGATAGCGGCTCTTTAATGCGTCTATTGAATCTGCCGTTAAACCAGTAGCAGACTTAGATTCTGCAAGTGCGGAATTAAGCTTATCAAGACTATCGGTTTCACCAGCTATATCAATATCAAAATCCATTGCTTCTAAATATTTTGCTTCGTCTGCAATGGCCTTTTTGATGTCATTGACATTCATGTCTTTTAATTTAAGCTTTAAGCTAACAGCAGCTTCTAGTTCTGTTTTAGTCAAGCCATTAACTATTTCATTTGCAACATCTTCGCTTTTGCCAGCATTAATAAGTTTTTTTTTAAAGTCTTTAACCTGTTTAACCGTATCATCATCTTTAATGCCAAGAGACATTTGCAACTGATATTGCATGTCTTTGTCAAGACCACTATTTTTAATAACATTTTTAACATCATTAACACTCTTGACATATTCACCAACAGTACAATCTCCGCTATTAAGCTTAGACTTCATATCAAAGAAAATTTCAAATTTCTTCTGCTGACCATCATCAAGTGAATTAATGGTATTTAACATATCATTGATATAGTCATTAAGCTTATTGGCATCCCATTTAATTTTATCGCTATTAAAGAATTCGTAATCCATATTTGGAATCATGCCATTAATATAACTTTGCATTTTACCAGATATGTTTTTATATTTTCCATCAATAAACGCATTACCAATTGTAGCTTCCGCTATGTCCTGCATTCCACTAGCAGCTTCTTGCATTGATGATTTAGTTTCAGAAAGCACTTTATTTACAGTTTCTTTATTCTCCGTAATTACACGTGCTATAAATTTTTGTCTTGATTCTCCACTGTATTGGTCGTATTTTTCACCATAATTACTCAAAACATCTGTTATGATTACAAGATCATCAGCGCTCATTTTATTAATGGCTTTTTTCAAATCATTACTTTTTGTTAATCCTTCAAGAGTGTTTAAGGCGTGTAAATTTGCTTCTGTTGACGTTCCTTGTTTCCATTTGTCTTTATTAAAAACATCATCCGCTTTATTCTTTGAATCTTTTGCAACATCTTCTGCTTCATCTAGGATTTTATTATTATTTGTTTTTTCAAGCTTATTGTATGCTTCCGTAAGCTTGTCAACATTACCAGCACAGGTAAGAATTGCATTGCCCTGAGCGTCATATCCGCTAATAAGTTCTGGAAACGTATCGCCAATCTGATTAACAATATCTAAATACTGTTGATACTCATCTGTATCAAGATTTATGTTTTCATTAGTTGACGTATCAACACCTTTTGATAATTCGGCATATGAATCTGCAACTTCATTTATAGTAGCTTTTGCATCTTTTAATTCTTTTTTCTGATTACCATATTCTGTAGTAACATCTTTAACTTTATCAGCAAGCTCATCTTCGGCATTAATCCAGCTCATAAGGGCGCTAACGCCAGCAGAGATTAACATGCCAATTCCCATTGAAAGCGCAGCATTTAACGCCAATGTTGCCGCTTGTAATGCAAAAGTTTTAACCGTAGAAACAGTTAATTGCACTCCGTAACCAGCAAGAGACGCTTCTGCTCCATCTAATCCAGAAAGATAACTACCTAACTGAGGATTAAATGTAGAAATTGCCGAAGCAAATTTAGATTGGGTCTGCCCACTTTTATCAACGAGATTGTTGTAAGCAGAAATAATATTTTTGGCATTTGTCATCGAACTCGATGTTTTAGATATAACACCAGTCGCTTCTAGCTGTTTCTTAGAAAATTCACCAAGAGCTTCATTTGATAAATCCCAAGATTTTGCAAAATTTTTAGCTGCTTCTGATGCACCCGACATGCTTTGTTCTATAGCACCGCTTACATCTATTGACATTCCCTCTTTTAAGCCAGATTGCAGCTCGGTCATCAAAGACTTAAACTCTTTTAATTTTACAATATCATTGTCAAGATTTTTAACAAAACTCATTCCGCCATAAGCGCCTTTGATTTTAGTGGTATTAAAATCAAAAACTTGACCGCCGCCTTGAGACTTAGAGTTTATTTTGTTAAATACTTCTCCAACTATTTGACCAATGCCCGAAAATGCATTTTTAATAGACGAAAAAATTGTTTGTGCTGTTTTTCCAAACGCCTTTAGTTCTCCGGTTTGCTCATCTATATGAAAATCAAAGAACTTTTTACCAGATAAAGACATTGCTGCACCAGCAACAGTTGCAACAGTTGGTATAATGCCAATAGTATCTATAACTTTATTAAGAATATTGATTGCTTCTGTAGCGCCGCTAACAAGCCCCTTTAGAAATCCAGAATCTAAAGCGGTATTTGAAATAGTTTGAAGTGAGGATGTTAATGAGTTTAGCCTACCCTGAAGACTGTTTGCATATTTTTCTTGCTCCGCCATTGCGCTACCAGCAGAATTTTCAGCAGACTCGGTTGCTTGTGCGACACGATCCCAGTTTTGAATCAGAGCAGCAACTTCGTTTGCGCGGTTTTTACCAGCAATTGTCTCAAGAAGGTCTGCTTTATCAGAATCAGTAAGGTCATCATATATATCTGCAATACCCTGCATGATTTCATATGTAGATTTAAAATCACCAGTATTATCAAATATATTTACCTTACCATGTGTAAGATTAAGAACCTTACCCTGCATCTGAGATAAATTCTCTACATTCTCATCAGTTTCTTCACCGAGGTCTTGCAGCTCGCCTTTCATACCACGAAGACGCATCGACAAAACCTTAAGGGAATTACCAGCCTTTTCTGGATCTTGTGTAACCTCTGTGATGCCAGTAACCATACCAGCAGTTTCTTCTAGACTGTTGCCAGCAAGACTCAATGCAGATGCAGAACGCTTAACAGCTTCGCCGATATCGGCTGCGGTAGTGGCATAGTTATTATCAATTTCATTATAAACATCGGCAATATGCTCTGCTGCGGCAGCGGCATCGCCACCAAACTGCTTCTTCAACTGAGGTTCAAAACCTTTATAAGCAGTTAAAAGGTTTTCCATTGAAGTATTTGCATCAAGGTCTGCAATGTGCTGATAAACAGATGTAATCTCAGATAATCTAGCTGCTGTATCTGGATCGCTAAAACCAGCTCGACTCCAATCGGCAGTCTGAGAAATCAAATCGGTAAGAGTAGCGCCATATTTTTGAGCAGAAGTGGTCAAAGTGTCATACACGTCAGAATACTGCGAAGACGTAAAATCAGTTACACGATAAAGCTCTGTTAACTTTGTGTCAACGTCAAGAACATTCTGGAATCCTTCTTTAACCGCTTGTATACCAGTCATAATAACAGAAGCAGCGCCAAAATATGAAGACAGTTTTGTGAACTGCATCTTTAACCTATTGCCCATGCTTAGGCCAGTTTTACCGATAATCTCAGCTTGTGTCGTTATCGTTTTGAATTCAGATTGTATTCCACTAAATCTAGTAGCGTCACATGACTTTAATTCTGCTTGAAGACTACGAATTTGTCCGCCAAATGTCTTTGCTGCTGCCGAATTTCTTTTAAGCCATGCATCCATAGACATAGAAAGATTATTTGCCTTAGACCTTAATTGCATGGCGGCAGCGGCTTCTTTTTGCGCACTTGCTTCTGCCTTAGCAGCGGTAGCAGCATCTCTCTCTTTGTTTGCCACAATAGACAATTGATTCTTTACCGTTTCTAATGCGGCATTATACTGATTAACTGCAACAACATTGTCTGTAAAATTTTCAGTATCAAACAGATTTTTCTTCGCGTTTTTATAAGCGTTATATGCTTTTGTCAAATCTTCAGATGGATTATTAATCTTGTTATATTTAGAATCAACATCCACCTTAGACTGCTTTTCAGCTTTATATGTGTCAATTAATTTTTGTCTTTGTGTAGCGGCATTAGCGGCAATTTGAGCAGCAGCAGCTTGTTCTTTAGCAGCCTGTCTAGCAGCTTCAGCAACTTGCTTTTCAGCAGCAGCTTGTTCTTGTGCAGCAGCTTTAGCTTGTGCAGCAGCTTGTTTGGCGGCAGCAGCTTCTTCTGCTTTTGCCTGCTTAACGGCGGCAGCTTCTTCAGCAGCGGCCTTCTTAGCAGCAGCAGCAGCTTCCTTTGCAGAATTGTCTTTATATACCTTGACGCTTCCCTTTGGTGCAATTTCTTCCATTGCTTCATCGGCTTGTCTTGCATATGTTACTACATCTTTAACATCTTGCTTAAGTTCATCAATACCAGTTGCTTTGAAATTTAAAGTATGGTCATCCTTGAAATCAATATCAAGACCTTTAATTGTAATACCAAGGTCATTTAATGATTTCGCCATAGCTTTAATTTCTTCATCATTTAAATCAAATTTAGCAAATTGGCTACTTTGCATTACTTTTTTAAACTGCTCAAAATTAACTTTGCCATTTTCAACAACATTATTAAGATTACTGATTTTATTTTGAGCTGCACTAGTATCTGCATTAACCTTTATATTATTAGCAGCAGACTTCCCAGTCACGCCTTTAACAGCACTAGCAACATCTTTTTTTAAACCAGTGACATCGGCAGTGAACTTTATCTCATTTCCGTTTTTGCCAAACGCCTTGATGCCATTATTTAACTGGTCTACGATATGCTGTACACTTGCGTCATTTAATTCAACATCGCACTTAATTTTATTAGAAGGCTTAATTTTTGCAATTTGAGCATCAAGTCCAGCAGTATCAACCTCAACGCCAACCTTAACTTTAAATTCTTCAGCCATATATATACACCTCACTAAAGGAATGCATTAAAAAACGCACCCTGCAAGGTGCGGTAACATTCAAATTCATTGTTTCCGTGAACTAAAATTAAAACATTACCCTTCAACAGCAGCTTTCAGCTTGTCGAGATTTTTCCATTTACGATCCTTAGCAGTCATATCATTGTATATGGCAACCATACTATGACCAGTGCTTTCAGACCACCCTGTAAGATAAACGATAAAATCATCTTCAAGTTCAAGTCGCTTCAAGAAGGATACGTTGTAGTGGCGGAAGTTGTGCGGGTAGCATGGCTGACCAACAACATCGCTCCACCTAGACATCCAATCGCGCAGTCTATCTGCGCTTGCTGGATCGCCATCTTTTGTTATAAAAATAAAATCATGTTCCTTGCCATGTTCGTCCATGATTCCTTTTCTAATTTCAAGCCATTTATGATAGTGTGGAAGGAAGGTGTCTTTTAAAATATACTTTTTAAGCATCTTGCCGTTTACCCCACGACCCTTAGTTTTAATCTCTCTAGTCGTTTCAAGAAAAAGACCATCAAACACAGTATTGTCTTCATCTATCAAATCGGTAGTAAAACTAGCAAGTTCAGAAACTCTTGCTCCACATGAAATAGCTAAAGCGAGAAGACATGCATCTTGATACATATCATTCTCTTCAAAATAAGCAAAAAGCTTATCGATATCTTCTTTTTGAAGAACAGTTTTCTTCCGAACATTTTCTTTTACTGGCTTCTCAATCTTCGGCAATAGATTGCGGAAGAGTGGATATTCATCATCAAAATAATTTTCAATCCACGAACTAAAGCTAGATAAACAACTGTGCATTTGGCAGAAACGGTTTGAACTGTGATGCAATTCGGTAACACAATAGTCAAAGAAGTCCATTAGTTCAATTTTTCTAATGTCAATGAAAAACTTATTGTCATTAAATAACAGATTCCATGTAAAAAACATTCGTAGATTAGACCTATAACTCACAACAGAATTAGGAGATCGCTTTGTGGCGAAATTCTTTAGGAATCTGTTCATAAGCTTAACATTTTTAGGATTAATCTGTTCTATAAGTTCTGGACTTGTAATTACTTTTCTAAAAGTTTTTCTTCCTTTTGACATAACAACGACCTCCTTTTCTTGTCGTGTAAAATAAAAAAGCTGGCATCCTAACTAATTGGGATGCCAGCAGCAATCAAATCTTTTTTTATTTCATCATACATTTTATCCCGAAGTGTTGGCACGCTTTCATTCCAAATAGCAGTACCGTTTGTCCAATTTAATTCACCAGCAGCGCCAGTCATTGCAGCATTTAAAACATCTATACCACTATGTTCAGCCCATCCTTCTTCATAACCATTTGGAAGCGGTGGGTTCTTAATTGGCACTAGTCCTTGTCTATAATCAAGTTTGCCTTCATCAAAATGAACTTCACCTTCAACTCCGTTGCCAGAACCAGTCACAACTGGATTTGTTAATGAACTACGAAGTCTATCTGTTCTTAAATAATATATTGGCTCTTTTGCGTAAAATGCATCAACTTTTTCTTCAAGAATGTCATGAGCTGTATTGGTAGCTTTATTAACAGCCGTGTAACTTCTACTTAAAATATAAGCCTTCAATTCGGCTGCTGAACTAAATGTCGGCATACAAAATTCACCGATTACTCAGTGGCAGGAGAGAGGGGAGGGGTGGCAACCTCTGCGTCTGCTTCAACATCAGTGCCGCCATCAACTACTGAAAATTTATTATCATCAACAGCATCAGCAACATCATTATTCCAATGTTCCTTGAAAATGTTAGTCTTTGCATATGCATCAAGAAGCTTATCTGCGGTAAGCTCATCAGAGATGCCAGCCATAGACTGAGCCAAATCCATCATGCTATTCAAATCAATACCATCAACCTTGCGCTCAATGGTATCAATAAAGCTTGCAATACTAGATGAAATGGGATTAATATGAATACCAGTACGATACTCAATATTCAAATCAATAGCAGTATGAAGCGCATCAAGAACGCCATCAACAGAGTTCGCCTTTACAATGTCAACAACTGGCTTAAACTTATCAACAAACTCTTCCATTGCGGTAATACCATCATCGGCATCCTGAACATCAGCCGTGTCAATATCTGTAAAGATAGCAACAATACAGAAATCAAAAGCCAAATCTCGAATCACATAATTATAATTATCGCCAACCAGAATATCACTGACAGCGTTTACAAACTGTGCCTTGCGATATGCGCTTAGAGATGTATAAAAAGCAAAAGGAGTGTCCTCGCCATCAAGAGTGTATACACCAGTCTTAATTTCGTTATTCATACTTTTCCTCCTGAACATTCAAACTTTTCAGTTAGATTATAATATTATATATTGCAATAGCATATATATTTATTTATTAAAATTATTTTTCAGCAATAGCATTGAGGAGGGAATCGATATCCCATGTATAACGAGTACGTTTTTTCTCGCCTTGCACCTTAATAGCACCATTGGTCAAGATATCAAGCTCGTTACAACTATGCTTATTGCTGTTCTTTACCATATTATTAAAATCTTCAACCCTCATAAAGTAGCATCTTTCGCAAGCGTTCTTTTCGTCACGAAAGTTAAAGAGGAATCCAGCTTCAACACAACTATATTCAGAAAACTTAGTAAGCCCAGAGATTTGATGTTTGTGAATCATGCGACTCTTATTATCATCACTGTTGATATCTTCATAGGAAACGCTTTTGAACTTCGTGGTTTTAAGCTCCAAGCACACAAGGGTGCGATGCTTGGTATCCATCAGAAGATAATCACATGGGTTCTTAATACTAAAACGAGCAGTACCACCGCCAAATGATTGAGGGGGGTCGTTTAATCTTATCAATAGATGCTGAGAATTAACAGATTTCTTGAAGTCATTTTCAAAAACTTTACCTGATGGTCTAGGCATATAAATCATCAACCTTTAAATATTCATCATAAAACATCCAATGCAATGGATTTCCATTCTCATCTTTTCCGCAACTTTTTTGCCTGCCGCTACAACAAGATGATATTCCTGATACAAATACGTCCATATCTTTTGCTGCATCTGCCAATGAATCATATATAATACAAGTATTTAAACATATTACTTTTTTAGGCATATTATCTTTCATTCTTTTTGGCATAAGTTCATCGTATGTTTTTAAATCGCCATCGCATTGTAAATATTCATTATAAAACATCCAACCAATAGGTAGTCCATTGCAATCTCTACCAGCACTCTTTCTTTGTTTATTACAGCATTGAGATATATGAGCAATATCTATATTAGTCTCTTTTTCAGCTTCAGTTAAAGAATTATATATAACCCTAGTGTTTATACATATAACCTTAACACTATTAGCTTCTCTTATTTTTCTTATCGTTTCTTCGCTGCGCTTAAGACCAGTCTGAGCTGCTGTTCTATTAGCAATCCACTGTGGCGTTAATTTTCTTCCAAGAAATCTTCCTTTATTTATCTCTCTCATTTTTTCTCTTGTAGATTCAGACATTTTTCCGCGTCCATTACCGCCGTTTTCAATATTATATCCATAGTTACAATCATTGCTTTCATAATAAGCAATGAGCTCTATTTCCTTTTGTTCAGCTTCTTCTTTTGTCAAACCACGAAACAATATTTCATGTTTAATATTGTTCCATCCATATTTTTTAACGGCTCTACCAAAAATTTGATTCTGATAACCTTTGCCATTTAACCATCTTTTTTCTGGTTCCTGTCTGGTTATTCCTATATATCTTTTCCCACTTGGAGATATATGCATATAAACAGTATAACATTTATCTATATCACCATTTGATATAGAATTATCTTCAAATTTATTTTTATTCATGATTATAACCTCATAGTTCATACACAATAATTAATACAAAAGATTATTAATTATTATAATCATTTGTATCATGTTTACGATTCGCCCATTCTCCAATCAAATTTTTATGTAATTCTTTTGGAAATACGAATACTATTTTTCCTTTACTATCGGTAAAGATATCAAGCAAGATACAATCTGGATGACTCAACATCCAAGCACTTTGTATTACATTTCTATAGTAAACAGCTTCTTCATCATAGAAGTCTCTGCCAGTAACGTCACTATGCTGCAACATATTTTTACCACCATTCAAACTTCATATTTCTACACATTTCTTTGTCACGTAAAAAAAAGGGAAATATCAAACACATACAAGTGAACAACATTTCCCTTTCTATTCATATTTTTTAACATCATTCACACAATAACATACCAAGCGAATTACTGCTCAGCAGAAACCTCATCAGCAACATCAGGATCGCTGATAACAGGCTCGACAACTGGCTTAGCAACCGTCTTGGGCTTTCTGGTTCTAGTCACCTTTTTAGCAGGAGTAGTAACATCAGCGCCCATAATATCAGTAATAACGGCCTTGATATTATCTCTAAGCATATCAAAATCAGATAGGTCAACCTTCTTAAGCTTGGCCTTAGCTTCTGCCTTCGTATATACCTTAGTAGAATAGCCATGAATAATCTGATAAATCTTATAGTGCTCAGATGTATCCGTATGCTTCTTCCAAGGAGTCAGGCTAATCATATCCTTGCACGACATGCACAGATGATAGCCTTTACCGCAAATAGCACACGTAGCATTAATCTTTTCAGCCATTGCTTCACCGCCTTTCAACCAGTAGAACAACGTGGGGGAGAGGAGTAAACGTCCTTCCCCCGCATTATTAAACATACTAATTATCAGGCATTACTCATTGACAATGATTGTGAATAGATCGCCATCGTCCTCACAGTAATCCTTCATCATGTTAAGCTCAAAGGCGTGCTTGCCAGTAGAGGTAAGAGCAAGCTCGACAGACTCGGGGTTGAACTTAGCCTTGGGGCATACGATAACGCCAGAGTAGACAACGTTCTCGTTGCAAGCATCGCGGAAGATAGCGTAAATGACAACCTTGGCGGCTTCGGGGAACTTAGAAGCCTTGTTGACGATGCGGACAGCGTTCTCGGTCTTGAACTCATACTCGACATAAATCTTACCAGTAAGACCAGTGGGCAGAGTAATGGTGCCATCCTCGGCAACAACGAACTCAGTATCGCTTGCATCGGCACCAGCCTTATAAGACTTACCAAGCTCGCCGTTGGCGATAGAGTAGATGAACTTCACATCATCCTTGTTAGCAGGCTTATGAGCAAGCTTTACAGTGGTAGCAGCATCGGGGATGGTAATAGTCTCAAAAGTACGAGTGACAATCTCCTTGCCAGCTTCGGCAACCTCCTTCTTGGTGCCGTACTGAGCGGCGGCAAGGTCGAGGGAGACGAGGGAGTTCGTAGCAGAGAAGGTAGCCTTCTTTGAGCGATAAAGGGTAGTAATCACAGAGCCGAGAGCGTCAGTGACCTCCTCGCCCTCAGAAGTGCAGGTAAGGGTAGGATCCTCAAGCTGGGTAAGACGGAAAAGCATCTCACCAGTAGAAAGGTCATTGAAGGTCATTGAACGAACACGGTCAAGGATAAGTTCATTCTTATTGAAAGCCATATTGCTTCCTCCAATCAAATTTATATTTTATATGTCACCAGTCCAGTCAAGACGATTTTTATCAACGCCTTTTAGACTGGCAAATCCAGAATATGCTCCTTGTAGAAGGAGTTCTGAATCTTGAATTTTATTAATTCGTTTAATGCTATCGAAAAATGTATTTATCTTCATATTCCAAACCTTATCAGTGCCACACAAACCGCATTTAACGGTAAGCGCAGAGACAAGAGGTTTGAGAGTGCTTTTATATGGTTTTTGTGAAGCAGCTTTAGCTTCTTCTCTAGCGTCATCAATTAAAATCATCTTAGTCGTTTCATTAGCAGGTGTTTCATTGTTACGCTTAAGACCATGTATTTTTCTCACGGCATCAACTATTTGTGAATATATCATTCTATCAATCGTTATATCGCGCTCGGCATTATACAGCACTATCTGGTCATTCTCTGTATTTTTACACGGTATAAAATCAGCTAAATCGATGTCTTTTAATATGAGCTGAAGCGGATTGATGCACATCATCTCAAGTCTATCTTGAGGTATCATTGCAAGTTCCTCTTTGTATTTTTCTTCATTATTCATCAATTCATCGTATAGCGGTCTTTGACTAGATACAGCTTTAGATATAAATGTTATGAACAAGTCATAGTCTTCAATCTGCGTATAGTCTATCTGTTCCATATCCCATAGCTGCCACTTTAAATCAGCGCCAACAGCAGTAAGAGTATATACGGCGTTAAAATATCTTTTCTCGCCGAATTCTTCTATCTGACCAATTGTGGGCTGAGTAACGGTTATCTTAGGAGTAATCTGGATATCATTGCCCCTATAAATTTTAAGGTCATCTAATTCAAACATATGTACACCGCCTATTCGTCAGCGCACAAAGACTTATTCAAATCAGTTCCCTTAAATATAAGCTTTCTATACAGATAGTCTCTTTGCAACGAACCTTCAACATTGCTCGTAAGTTTAAGTTCGCCAAGACCTATATCAGAACGACCATTAAGTTTCATGTCAATAAGCCTAGCAAGATAATCGTTTCTATTATCAGGAATACCTTTTACATTATCCACTGCCATATGTCGTTCATGCGAGATAATCCAAATCTCAACTTCTGGTGCGACAAATGTGTATGTACTAGTAATGGCATTTGGAATATGAACCAAAATCATAATGAATGTACCAACTTCATTAATTGTATTTGGATTCTGACCATAACCGAAAATTCGAGTGCCAATTAAATCTTCGCCATTTTCAACAGATGTAATATTTTCATCGCCAATAGCCTGAATAATGTTGATATCCTTGATAAAATCTTTGATAATTCTATTTTTCGCTCTACCAATTATTGAACTATTAGCCATTACAACAACGATCCTATCTGAATAATAATAGAAGACTTATAATTACCAGACTCATCTGATAGCGTAAGTTTAAATTCTTCATCTATCAAAGAGTCATCGTCAACGCCTATCGTAAGAGAATTGCCGTCCTCATTGACAATAAGTGAATCGGCAAAATCACATATGATTTCCCAATTCGTAGAAATATCATCAATCTCTTCGCCCTTTTCATCAACAAACGTTCCAACGAATTTCTGCCTACTACCACCAGACTTAATGGTTGTAGTCTTATATGAGATAACAGACTTTACAGCTTTCTTTTCATCAGCGTTGTTAGTCTTTAAATCGTCTTTTTCAAAATAATCACAGATACCCAAATCTGGCCTATCTGTATCATTATTACGCTCGCATTCAAGCATAGTGATTTTCACAAGACCCTTTTTGCCAAAGAACATGCTGGTATTATCATTCTGCGTAACGATAAATGATGTTGGCGTTTCAGTATCTCTGTCCAAGAAGAATCTCTGCGGAGACTTAATAGCAATTGTATTCTCGTCATACGGCAGCGTAGCCATGTGCTGAGAAGAGCCAATTGTCATTTTAGAGCTTGCCTGTTCACCAGAGTTATACTGAGTAGAGTTGATGTCTACGCATGGATATTCAAGAATATCACCATTCTTGTTTTGCCATTTTAACGTCCAATTACATAAACTGAACTTGCCTTTCCAATGCACGCCATCTACATTGAATGACTCTGTGCATAGCAAATACTCGTCATCAGTTGAATCATATAGCATATCACCGACAACAATTGGGTTATCAATTAATGTCTGGAACTTAACAACAACGCCATTGGCATTAGAAAACGACCTACCATATAATCTAATAGGCAACTCATTTGGGTCTGCATAAGAATGCGTACTTGGTTGCCAAAAGTATATACCTGTTGCAAACGATGGATCGTCAGCGAATGCTTCTTTCAGCAACTCTTGACTGTTCTTAATAACTTCATTTCGTATAGAACTGCCACTAAGAGCCATCTTACGATTGAATCTGTCTAAACATCTCACTGCGATACACCGCCTTTCTAAAGCATGGAGTAGTCAAAGAGTTGTTTTTTCTTTTTGTACCCAGTGGACATTAAAGAATTATCTTCTTTAAGACCAAGCCACGCATAACGAGATAGCAGCGCTTCATTTTCAGCGAGATATGTTTTATGCATCGCCATTAGCTTATCGAGCATGTTGGCGGGGCTAAACGCATTAAAATCTGTCGAACTCAGATTAACTTTTAGTAGAGTAGACGTTCTAATATAGGTAGAATCAATATATTCTAAGAGCATATAATTGCTAAAAATCTCAATTTCCATATCCGATAAATTGCAATTAAAACGCTCTACAATATCATCCCTATCATTTAAATCTTTTCTGCAAACATGAAATCTCGCAATAGCGGGAACGAGATAATCATGCAAATTCTCCTTTACCTCTTCAACAGTCATCATAGGGATTTCATAACTGCGAAACTTCGGCAAAAGATTTTCATATATTTTCTCATATGGAGTCGGCATGATTACTCACCAATCCCATTCTTTAAAGGAAAGAAATCAAATCGATGTCAAGTCGCTTCTCAAGCTTTCTAACAACCTTGATATCTGAAACAGTGCCATCTGCAACCATATCTTTGATACGATTTACAATGGCAATCTTTAGACTGGCAGGAGCAGATGAAAGACCATCAAGCACCTCATCGATATTATCGTTAGTATAATTAGATTCGTCAACAAGGAAATTATACTTATCATAAGTACGGGAAAGACCAAGCTTCTTGATAACACGTTCATCAAGTGGCTTTAACCACATGTCATTGAAATACGTCTTATGCTTTCGATGCATGTTCTTAACCTCATCGAAAGTCATATCCTCGCAATGACCAATCTCTGACCACTCATAATAATTGCCAGTACGACTGTCCTCATAAACCACGTTTGGAATAAGAGACTCGACCTCAATCATATCAGAATCAGAAAGAGCGTCTTCAACATCGGCAGACTGCCGTGCATTCTTGCGCTTACTAACAGCACGCTTTGCAGCAGCAGTTGCATTCTTGTCATTCATATTTTCTTCCACCGAATCAACGGCGGCTACAGCAGAATCATCCACGGTAGCCGCGTCAACAACGGGTTCGGTATTGGTAGACTTTGCAGTGCGAGCCATAACCAAACCACCTTTCTTCAAACAATATTCAAACTATATAATTAGATATACTCAAAATGAAATTCCTTGTGATGTGGCAATTGTCCACGGCAAACACGACTAACAGCAGATGGTGAAAATCCATCTTCTGCAACCGATGTTAAGCTCTCATATACATCGCCAGTTTCAACACACAATACTCTTTTTGGAGCATTATCTATTTTTGGTTTTTTCATAACATATGTATCTGGATCATATTCATCATAAAAACACCAGTTATATCCGCCACAAGTTTTAGCTGTTCCATTACAACATTCACTTACTTGGCTCATATTAAACCCAGCATCGGCAACCGTCTGTAAACTGGGATATATTTCACCAGTATCAACACAAATAATTTGTTTATGTCTATCTGGCGAATAATTACAAATGCCAACAGCAGCACAACGCCCAAGATAGTCTCTAACTGTCGTAATATGTAAATTTAACATATTTGCTATCTTTGTTGTACTTTTTATACCGCTATTATAGATGTCGCACACTTCCAACACTTTTGATTTTAAACTGTTCTGACCAATTTTATTCCAATCAACATTGTTAAAATCAAACATAAAAGCAAGGTCACTATTTAATATAGAATTTTTTATGTAATTAAAATCTGAATTTCTACAATCCAATTCTACATAATTTTTAATTCCATTATCTAAAGCAAGCTTTTTCTTATACTCATCATTAACGGCTTCGTCTCTAGCGTTATCTTTATTAAACGCCTTTTCTGGTAAATAATGCTGCACGCCATGAGTTTCAATAATAAGAGACATATCTTCTATGTAAAAATCATATCTCTTGTCACCAGACCAAGGGATAGTAGTATCTCTTATATATGTAACATTAAGAAAGTCTAATAAACACGACACAAGCTTTTCTGGATAGCTAATGCCATCAGAACAGTTCGGGCATTTTAGGCCATATCGACCAACAGACCTAACTATTTTATTTCTAATTACAATTCCGCAATTAGGACATCTAAAGTCAGCTTTTTTATGACTTTCTTTTGAAAGCACATAACCGTCATCTTTATTTAATAATAGTTTTGCCATTTCTGGATGTGTTGTCCATAAGTCATTCTTGCCTTTTACAACTCTACCCATGAACAACACCTCAATCAAAAAACATAACAACTGTTATTAGCTATACCAAATACATATTATATCACATATAACCTTATTTATTAAGCGAAATTGAAGCAGCCAAAATAGCTGGGCAAAATCATACCCATGCCAATCTGGGTCTGAATCTGTAGACCCTCAGTAAGGTCGTTGGTCTGCTGAGCGCTATACTCAACAGTGCGGGTATCGCCGATGAACTCAAGCTTAATAGGCTTAACGTCAGCGCCCATAACGAAAATCTGATTCTTGCTCAGAGCAAAATCAAAAGTACCAGACTTAAGGGTCTGAGGGATGACCATGAGCTTATTGCCCTCCCACTCACCGATGGTGCCAGTGGAAGCCTTGGACTCCTTCTGAGAATCGGCAAAAGTCTTATCGGGGACAATGTCAACAAGCTTGCGGAGAGCAGCCTTGGTGCCAGCAATGGTTAGAGAACCATAGCCGCCAGCAGCCTGAACTAGGTCGCAAAGATCGCCAAGAGCTTCCTCTGTGTTGCCATTCTTGGTAAACTCAGCAGGGACGGAGTTTGCAACATTCTGGAACTGAGCGTAAATACGGTCAGACATGTACTTGCTAATAGCCTTATAGACCTTATCGACAAGCTTGTCGAGAGAAGCTACACCAAGAAGGAAGCGCTCAAGCTCGTCATAGACGTGGATGTAATACCACTCCTTCGGGAGCGTAAACTCTTCACCAAGGTCAATGGACTGACGGTTGGTGTCCCAGTGATTACCAGCGAAAGAAGCCACTGATAGCATACCGCCCTCAGCATAGAAAGCAGTGTTATCACCAAGAGCGCGATTCTTTACCTCAACGAACTCGTTGATGAAGGGAGAGTCAAGAATGTTCTCACCAATAGTGGTTGTGACAATCTCCTCGATAATCTCGAAAAGGACAGTCTTATTACGGCGATAAGCCTGATAAAGAGTCTTGCCCTTAAGGATATCGTTGTTAATGGTATTACGAAGAGTGTCCTCTAGGTCGCGCTTCTTTACCTCGCCGTCAAGAGAGAAATCATTGCGTGCAAGGTCAAGGGCGAGATTGTAGACCTTCTGCTCATCATTGCTAAAATCATACTTATGCATAGTCTATATCCTCCTTAAATAAATTAGCCCAGAACCTTGACGCGGGCTGTGAACATTTCATTTGCATAACCATAGTTGTGCGCAGCGGTAGCAAGAGTGCCACCAACGATACGCTTACGCTCAACAACGGCTTCCATAACAGGACTACCCTCTGCGGCAGTCTCGGCAGCTACAAGCTTACCAGTAGTCTCATCAATGGTAAGATGAGCGCCAATCTTCATCTTGTCGCGGGTAGCGGTGGTAACGCCCTCAATAGTGATGGCGAACTCATCGTTCTTAGCCACAACACGGACACGGAAACGGGTGCCAGCAGGAATAACGAACTTATCGCGGCGCATATCAGCGGTACGGCGATAGTCTTCCTTCCATGCAGGCTGGTCAGCGACAACTACAGTCTCGCCAGCCTTGAAGCCCTTCTTGAACTTATAGACGTGGCTACCCTCCTCTTCCTGCTCGCCAAGATAACCAAAGGTGCCATTCTCAATGTCCTCTTCCGCAACTGCATCAAAGATACGCTCTGCAAAGCGGCTGGACTTCATGTTAGTGCTCTCAAAAACACAATACTTAGCCATTTGAGTCCTCCTCAATAGTTAATTAAAATTTATCGATTGATATGAATTGCGCCGTACTTCTCGGACATCCAGCAATTCGAATCATTGTCATCCCCATCATCGAGGACACCAGCAACAGCAGCGCTAGAATCCTGCTTGCTGAAGTTATTCTTACGATTAACCTTTACGTAAAGAACTGCGCATTCCTTCTCAATCTCATCGACAGAAAGCTCGTCCTTCTTTTCCTTAATAGCCGCGAAATCAGCGTTCTCTGCAAGAGCGTCCTCATACTCAGCGAACTTAGCGTTCTTCTGAGCGTCAAGCTCATCAGCCTTACGCTTCTCATCGGCGGCTACAAACTCATCATACTTAGGCTTAATCTCTTCAAGCTCGGCCTTAACAGCGCTGAACTCCGACTCAATCTTAGCCTTTTCATCGGACTCAGCAGCAGCCTGAGCTTCGGCATCAGCGATTTTAGCAGCAGCAACTTCCTCGAAATCAGCCATATGCTTACCGAAATCAAATGCGCCCTCTGGCTCAACAGCGCCATCCTCATAGTCAGAATAAGTAACCTTCTTGCGGGTCATGCTATCAAAATCAATCTTAGGGCTATCACCATCAACGGTAAACTTGAAGCCGACATAATGATAGTTATCCTGCTTATCGACAGCAATCACCTCATCACCCTGAATGTCAACAGCAGAGAAACGCGGTACGTCTTCGCCCCAATAGTCCTTCATCGTGGCAAACTCACGAACACTATCGGCTACATCATTAAACTGCTGAAGTACAGTCTGTGCAAAATCAGTATCAGGATTGGGCATATTTCTGACACCTCCTTGTTCATCTTTGTCTTTTACTAACTTGGTAAATTTAGTAAATTTTTCATTCAATTCACTTTGAATTTCTTTTACGAAATCATCAGAAGCAAACTGAACGTCTTTTACTTTAACGTTTGCGTCTACCATGGCTGGTTCAACTGAATCGCCAAGCATACAGCACCCGTCAAATTTAAACTTTTCAAAGTGAAATATACCGTCTTCATCTTCATCACCTTCGACAGATGAGACGGCAAGCTCCATAGACTGAGCCTTTTCACCATCGCGCTCAACAATATCGGTAGAGTCGCTAAATTTTTCCCACAGCAACGCATCGACCTGTAAGAACTCTCGTTCAACTCCATCGGAACACATCTTTGTAAACCATCTTGGACTACAAGACTCTGGAATTACACCATAGGCAGAGCCAACGTACTTGTCTTCAATACCGTCTTCGGTTCTTGTAAGCACATACTCATGTCCTTTGAAGTCTGCTTCCTGAGCGAACTTATCATATTTTATAAATCCAAGAACAGGTGTGTTCTTTATTGAGTCGATACAATCATCGACAACTTCTTTAGAGAAAAAACTTTTATTTAAATTCTCACCAGTATGTAATACATCTATTGTGATATTTAAAAATCTAGTATCATCATCCGATATCTCTCCGTTAATAGAGAATGTTGAATGCAACGAGTTAAATTTATTATCCATAAATTATTACCCCCAGAAACAACTATCAGTTAGAACAGACATCTTCTTTTATCAGATTTCCATTTTTCAATATTTGATTTAATAGATTCATCGTTATCAAAAACATAGACAATAAATCCATCAACACGTTCTATTCTTATAAGTTTAGAACCATGCTTCATAAGATATAGCGCCAAGTGTTTACCTTTGCAATTAAACTCTTCTCGCATATCAAACACCTCGCATTATCTATCATTCTTCTCGCCATCGCGCGTTTTTTCGCCCTCAACATCAAGCGTCTCTCCGCGATCTTCAGCCGTTGGTCTACCAACCTCTTTCTCTGCAACCTGAGCAGGTTCAGTATAGGAGGTAGCAAGAGGAACAAAGTTATTATGGAAATCAAAGATATCATTATGCAAAATAAAAGACCCCAACGTTCTAGAAGGAGTCATATCAAGAGACGCAAGCCATTTATCGATACAAGACACGCCAAGCGTTACAGCGTCCTTGTATCTCTTGCTCACGTTATCTCTGTTAAAGATAGTTATATCAAGGAGATAAAAATAAAATTTGAAAACCTTTTTATTATAATTTCTAAGCTTTATATATCTATTAGTCCATCGTTCAAGCTGCCTGTATACTCCATATACGAAACCAGCATCGTTCTCAACGGACATTGTTACAGCCGTACCAGAAGACGAACCGTTAAACAACTCTTTAGACTCGCCAGATGAATTATAAAGCTCATCAATTGCATCAGAAACATTATTTCTTGTGTTGCTAGAATCCTTAAAGCTTATTGCTTCACCATCTGAACCAAGAGTATGAATCAGTCCAATATCATCGTTCATACTCTCTCTGTTAATTTCAGCAAACACACTAAGCGTTTCAGGGGTAAGGAGTGGCTTATCTACCGTAGTCTCATCAATAGGAACTTTAACCGCAATCGCCTTATAGTTATCGGTTCTAGCAGACTGCAACTTTAACTTCTTATAAGTATCAAGATCTATAATATCCTTAACCATTCCTATGAGCATTGGATATGGATATGTCCATTGACTATTCAGCTTAATGCAAATCTGCTTATCTGCTGGCGGCTTATACCAAAAAGATGCCTTGCCATCAATATAATCCAGATAAGCTTGCTGTACATAATCTGGATACGCAGCTAACTCACTTTGCTTTATCTTGCCAAGGTCAATTTTAAAATTATATAAACCATCTTGAACCTGATATAGCTGACATATCCTATAATCTATCTTAAGAAAGAAGAAATCTGTCGAACTTTCAACAACAAGTCCGCAATAAATATCTTGATACGGTAGATATCTCATTATTTTTGCAAACTCATGTTTTAAATTCATATCTTCGAGCTTTGCCGCAAGCTTAGAATATTGTTTCTTAATCGTATCTGTCTTTGCGGTATTCTGGACATCATATAAATCAACCCACCAACAGAATAGAGCCATATTGCTATAAAGGCTATTCAGTCTATAATAGTGCGGGGATACACGCATGAGGTAAGACGATGCATCAAGAAGCAAACGCCAATATTTTTTCGGATGTTTGATTGCGGTATCAATATCGCTTAATTTAATATCGCCAATACATCCAGTTTCAAGAATCTCTGTATTTAGAAACAAGTCGTTGCGCATCAATCTGCTAAATGCGCTCCAATCAACTTTTCCATCTTTTTCTGATTTCTTAAATGATTCTTCGTCACGAAGATAATCTTCTTTTGTATATTCAGACGCATATTCAGAATCTAGTTTATCATTAGCCATTAAACCGATTCACCTCCTTAATATGCGCACAAAACCATTAGTACATATTTGGTCTTTTGTTTAACTTTTTCATTTGTTTTGCATAGGATTTAATATCAAAAGAAACCTGTGGCTTCTGAAGAATTTCTCGCTCAAGCTGACACTGAACCCAATAATTATATGCCAATGAACTGTAGCGGTCTTTTCTCATACCAGTCTTTTCTATAATTTTGATATTAGTTCCCTTTATCTCATGCTCAAGCTTTGTAAGCTCGTATATCAACAATGTCGTTTGTATATACGGCATCTTGTACTGTAATTGTTCAAAAGGCTGCATCTTCGCATAGCCTTTTATTTTATCCTTTAAGATTTCTTCTGCTTCAAACTCAGAAACAAGAAGATTAATCTTGCCCTGTTTAAATCCACTTCTAAGCAAAATACAAATCTCATTGTTAAAAGAAGCACTTGCTTTGATAGACCAAATAATTTCTGGCGCATTAGCCACCTTACATCTAGCCGCCATATCTTTGTCATTGCAACAAGATAGAGCGCCATATAGCTCGCCTGTTTCTGGATCTACCATATCTCTGATAAGAGCGTCAAACACGCCCAAACCGCTACCATTCGTATCTACAACGAGGTCTGTGCATTTATATAATCTAAACAGCCTACGAATCACAAGAGCCAGTTCATCTGTATTAAGACCCTCGTGGTTTTCAAGATATATGATGTTAGACACATAATTATTGTTATTTGTAGGAATTGCGCTATTGATTATAATTGCGCTGGCATCATTTCTGTGCTTATTAGAAGCCATAAGCGCAACGTCTACGGACATGATGCGTCTTTCATTCGTAGCTAATTCTGGTATCTTATATGTCTTATTGTTTATAAACGAAGGAGGGTAGACTGCTGTTTGCAAAGTTCTTCTGCATCCGATGTCATCAAATGAGAAGAAAGCGCCTTCAGTATCACCGAAGAATAAACAATCCATCTCCATACTCCACTTGACTTCATCAAAGTCGGTTTCAGACATCTCATCTTCGATTTGTTCACGAGATAACAAACCTTCTTTCACAGAAACCTGATATGGGAGTCCGCAGATAAAATCTTAGTATCATCAAGCATATTTACCGTATAAGCCTTCGCCTTTTCAAAAGACCAGTGGTTTTTATACCACGCCGAACTCATATAGAACTCTTTATTTCGTTCTAGAAGATGTGCGTATTTTGGATTATTTAAATAATTCGGCTGTCTTGGAGCTGTAAGGAATCGTCTCAATACCGTGTTAATAGTATCTAGGTCAACCATTCTAAACTCATCGACTAACAAAATATTAGCACGAGCACCGCGACCAGAATCAGAAGCGGTAACAACCCTAATCCATGAGCCATTTGCAAAATCAATCACAGCTTTATTTGCGCCAACGGCAGCATATGTAATTTCTCGTCTAAGATTTTCAGATCCAAAACCATAGTTCTTCATAAAATCATCTGTAATCTTCAACAAAACCTCATTCGCCTGCGGCCTTGTCGCAGATGCAATGCATATTTTTGTCTTGGGAAAAAGGATGCATCTAACAACGCAAAAGAGTGCTGTAAGCCAAGTCTTCAGTTTGTTATTAACCATAGGCTCTTTATCCTATGCTCTGGGGATTTCTCCCATTTTCATCAATTGGTCAATTCCAATTCAGCTTGGAGTACATTTTCCACACTTGTGGTCGGGAACTCTTGGAGATATTATATTTATTCAATCTCTACTCTCTACAATACTTTACAGCCTTTCGCAATCTATAAAGTTATCTCGGTATTAACATATAACATTAGTTACTTAGCCTTCACCGATTTTTCCCAATTTTAACAGGGCTAAACTTGGTAATATATTATCTATTTATATGCAAAGAACTATTGTTTTCAATATCATTAAATTTTTCAATTTTTCTTGATAAACAAACACAATCTTTTGTATATAAAAAATGTTTTAATTTTTCTATATTGTCTTTGCCATATATGTATAAATTTACAGCTTTACTTCTATTGTCCTCTTTTAAATCACTTGTATTAATTCCATTTGAATTTAATATATCTTTAATTTTTTGTAGGAAGTGTTTATTCCCACAAAAATAGCACCTGTAATGATGCTGCTTATAAGTCTTACCTCTAGCGTTACTATAGTACGTTCCCTCTGTATATGAGACACCGCCATCTCCATCAAAATAACCTCTGACAAAATCATTAATATATTTTTCTGGTAAGATATTGTTTTTTGGAAACTCTAATATAAGGCTTTTTTGAGGTGTGCATCCAAGATTAATTAAATCATTGCACATTCCAGTACAGTTAATAACAATTCTGCTTGACTTATATTTTCCAGCTACAAGCTTATCTTTAATAGGGACATTGCTATCAAGTGCATTTCTAAATTTAATAAGATGATTTTTATCGTCATTTTGAAGCGTTATTTCCAACGACATCGACTTTAGTTTTTCATCTTTATAAAATCTTGTAATACACCCATCTGCATATAAGAAACCTAACCAATATGCCTTTTCAAAAGAATCAATTTCTTTGAAATAATCTTTATTGTAAGTATACTTACCCATTTGTTATTCCAATCACGCGCGATATTTTTTTAATAACCCTGTCCACGCGCGGCGATGTACATGAAAAAATTGTTATGCATCATCGCATACAGCAATATTTTTTGAAATAATTTTAATTTAATATTTAAATAATCAACAACAAAGCGATGGGGATTAGCCCTGTAAAAACCAGCCCACACTGCAATACCATTCATAATACGTTCTGATTTTTCGTTAGCAATCTCTTTTTCTGATTTTTTTCTATTAGCCATTATGAAGCACCAACCATATCCAACTGTTCATTGATATAATTATCTTCATAATACCAGTGAAATCCGCCTGCTGTTTTTCTTTCTCCGCGACAAACCTTTGCAATACAAGAATCATCTACGCCAGTCAAAGCAGAAGCATTCTTTGTGCTTGAATACGTTATATTCGTTTCAACACAAACAACCTTTTTAGAGATTTTTTCTACCTGTTTCTCAATTGATTGCTTGCTTCTTTTTTTACCCTTTTTTGCAGCACTCATCTTTTTAATGGTATCTTGCGAAAGATTTTCTCTCATATGCGCTATTTTATTTCGTTGTTTAGCTTCTTCTGTATGATGTTTACCATACATGCCATTTTTAGAACCTTTGTGCGAATCTTTTAGTCGAGCCTTTTGCTCTTCTGTATATTTATAACCTTTTGAGCCGCTTTCTCCGCCAATACTCATGTTATATCCATAATTGCAATCATTGCTTTTATAATAAGCAATAAGTTCTATTTCTTTTTGTTCGGCTTCTTCTTTTGTCAGTCCACTAAACAATACTTCATGTTTGAAATTATTCCAGCCATACTTTTTTATCGCATTCCAAAAATATATATGCGTCTTATAGCCTTTGCCATCTTTCCTCCAACGTCTTTCGGGAGTCTGAGATGTTATTCCAATGTACACTTTGTTGCTTGGCGATGTATGTTTATAAACAATATAATTACTATTCATCGTCTATTCCACCGCCAAATACTGCATCAAATAACGCTTCGTTATCCTCGTCAGCATCATACTCAGGTTTTTCAACAGTGTATTTTTTCATATATTTGCTATAGAGCCTTGAAAGCCCGTTCTTTAGCCCCATCATCTTTGCGAGGTGTCCGCGAAAAAATGTGTCGATATAAAGACCTATATTATCAACGTCTTTCAAATCGTCTTCTGGCTCTGGAATCGGTTTTGTATTTTCCCACTTATCAATAAGTGTGCCAAATGTTTGGCTATCAGATGTGGCATCACCAGAATTTTGTTTCGGCTGCAATTTAGCTGTGTCAAGAAGCTTCTGGAATGTAGCCGTCAAATCCTTTGTATCCTGCTTTGCCCTGGTCGCCTTTAACAACTCAAGCTGATTAAAACACAGTTGCTTAAAAACCTCTTCTTGGGCTTTTGTATTGCACTCGTGTCTAGTAGTCCAGTCACAATATTCATTGTAAAGAAAGATATAATCATCATTATCGAAACCATTGCCAAATAATTTTATCGCCTTGTCTATGGTTTCGTTCATATCAGAATCGTCATCTGAATATATAGATATGGGCTTATTATTAAACTTTGCTTCATTATATCTTTCTTCTAACGTTCTATCATAACCACCTCTGTACTGTCTAAGTGGTGAAATCGAGATATAAGAAGATATGAGAGAGCATGTTAAATCGCCATCTTCCATTCTTTTAACAGTGGCATTATATGCATCATCGCAAAAATATACATCTAAAAACATGCATATTCGCTCAACGGCTTTTTTTTCTGGGTTTGCATATCCGTTGGTTTTATATACGTTTAAATAATTATAATAAATTTTATTAATGCATTCTTTGCACCACGGCATCTTTCCATATGAAGCATATAAGTCACTATTTGATTTATAAAAATCTTTTGACTTAAGCTCCTTACCACAACAAGCACAATGCAGTGTCGAAGTGGAGTCATCATTTTTTCTAGCTGTTCTTCCCGCCATACGACACTACACCACCTTTCTTCAAACAAACTATTTAAATTTAATATCGTAAATACAATCAAGCCCATCTTCTGTTATCACGGAAATCAACTGCTCTGGCTTGTTTCTAAGCCTTTTATCTAAGCAATATTCATCTCCGCCACCAGCAAACGTACCAGCCTGAAGAACCTTTGTATCATAAGATGTAACCATTGCATTCGTATGTCTATGACCACAATAAATAATATCTGGCTTTCTACCAGTAAACATAGTTAGCTTCTGAACCATGTTGTTTAGATTATCGCGATCACCATGCACCCCATATATCATCTGTCCGCGAACATTGAATATAGCAATGCTGCATTCAATATCGTTTTCGTGAAATACTACATTTTTAAAATTCTGTAGCTTTGCACTGAGATAGGGGATAGCAAGCAAGTCCATATTTTCTCCACGCAAATTCTCATCTTTATTCTGAGAAAGACGGGAGTGATTGCCCATGCTTACATACACATTTACAGTATTAAATCTATAACTTAACTCTGTTAAGAACTGAGACAGATAATCTGTAACAGTTAAAAACTGCTCAATGATGTTCTGATTATTTTCAATTCTAATAGTATTATGAATGAAGCCAGAGATGAGTTCGCTTAGAATGACATAGATGTTCTCTGAACCGTGACGTAACTGAACTTCAAAAATCTTATCAAGATATTGATTAATTCTATCTCGCAAAATATCGTTATTAAACTTATTGAAATAATTATCTACTTCAATACCAGTATGCACATCAAAGAAAGTGCATACGATATCATTATCCGACTTTAAAGAGCCAGTGAACTTCTTGTCTTCATCATAAAAAAGTGGGTGACAGTCGCTTTCAGAAATGCTTCTTATGATTTGCTCTTTGTAGCTTTCTTTTCGCGCCTGTTCACGAATCATCCTACGAAGTTCATTGCGCTCATCACGAACCTTAACTTGCTGCTTCTCAAGTTCTTGTTTTTGAGATTGCAATTCTTTTAGATATTCATCATTGTCATATTTATTAAACACACCAGCATCATAAAACTTTTTTGCCTGCTGATATGGTTTTCTAAATGCCGAGGAAGTATAAGGCATATCTTCATTGCCGATTTCCTTGTTAATGATATCGGCCAGTTCGTCCCAATTCATATCTATAATTCCAGATTCCTTGGCTTGCCCAAGTCTCCAAATATATTGTTCTAGATTTTCAGATTCGCCTTTATGTAAATCCACGTATGGCACCTCCTCATATTTTTCATCTTGCAGTAACAAAACAAGATGATGGTGAAATATTTGATTTTCACAAATATCTTCCAAACTTTTACTTCATACACTATTGGATGTTCTGCATTGAACTAATTTCACCCAGAACAAAAACAAAGAAGGGTGGCTAAGGCCACCCAGTCTGAGTTATATCAATATTTAATTGTTATCTTGCATAACATACACGGCATAAATTATTCGTTGCTGTGACAACCAAAAAGGAAGTCACAGCAACAACAAAGAAAGGTGTAGAAATATGAATGCAAGAAAAATACGCGAAGAGCAATCTTCGCATTTATATATTCAGCCAACTAGCTGCGTATATAACGATTATTTACTTACGAGAGCTAATCTTATCACAATATGTTCTTGTGATGTGAGCCTTTGGAACAATCTTGCTCTTCGTCACAATTGTCTCTCCCGTAAGATTATTAACCTTCTCATGAGATGGAACATATACTCCGTTTAATACGATACCCTCAAACAGCCTAACAGAAATATTTCTATCTTCATTTGCTAGAGACAAAGCGTCTGAAACGTTCTCTTCAAGAGATTCATATACGCCCTTAACCGTATTCTTATCGATTCTACAATCCTTGGCAACGGCCTTAATTAGCATATCTTTCGTATATGTAACCTTTTTGTCATCATTCTTAGCCATTAATCTTCTCCTTCATACTTAATTGGTGTAGTTGGCAATTTTGAAAAAAGTCTTGAAATATATATGTCCTCCATATAGCGAGATTTCAAAATTTCCAAATGACACTAAATCTATGTATTTTAAAAATCAGTAAATTTAAACATATAACCTTAATAGTATGTTATATGTTTAAATATTCTGGTCGCGTGACTTTTGAGTTTCGCGCTGTTTTTTCTTTCTTAATCTGGCAAGTTCGCGCTTGTGCTCTTGCGTACATTCATGACATCTACATGTTTTTGTATCCTTGATACTGACTTCAAACCATTCTCCACAGTCCACGCATTGCACGTCTCGCGTCTCTCGCTTTACATTACGAGAAAGATTATCATAAACGATATCTCCATAACACAGCCAAAGAGCCATCTTATTTTTGCCACCCTTGATACCGTAAAGAAACTTCACGAGAATATCGACAATCTTAAAATCATCGTATCCAAACGAAGAAAGCTCTTCATATATCTCCTTAGAAATCTTTCTATACTTTAAATCGCGGCGCATCTTAGATTTTGACATATCGTCAGAAGAAAAACCCTTAACCGCATCGTTCAATGCAAACTGATACTTCTTATTCAGTTCACAATACTTAACAATCAACGGATCGGTTTCTTCCTTGATAATCTTACCTCTGTCTGTAAACGATATCCTGCATTCCGTTCTAACATCTCTCATCATAAGTGCATAATCAATCTTATCAAGGCCAAGCTTTCTGCAATTGATTCTCGGATTCGGAATAATATCATTAAGCTTATTGACGAGACTGTTGTTGATATCAGATACCTGATGCAGCTTTTTATCCTTCGCATATACAAAGAAATGAGGGAGAGGGTCTTTAGTAAAACCAGTTATCAGCTCCTTTTCGTAATCTGGTCTTTCTGGTTTATACAACGTTTTAGCATAGTCGATTACAAAATTATTCTCCATGCAAAGAAGTCTAATTACATCAATTGCACGTCTCTTATCTTCGTCTGTACCAGATATGAACACCTCGCTGTTCCAAATCTTAGAGATGTTATTGCTGTAGATTCCGATATTTCCACCAACAAATGCAGCATGAAGTCCACCGTAGATTGCAGCGTTATCAAGATGTACTGGCTCAGCTTTTCGCATATTGTAGTAAAGCGGCACAATGTCAAACTTCTTAAGATTTCTTTCCGCAACTGCAATAAGAGTCTTATCTGCAACAACTAACGATTTGTCCCCATCAACATCAAATTGAAGAATCTTACTAATCATGTCCTTGCAGCTTGTGTATACGGCATCTGTGCCAAACCACTCTCTAACACTATCCTTTCTATCTCCATACGCATAGCAGGCAACATTTTTTCTAATAGCATGTTCCATGAAAAGATGAGGAGAGCGAAGGCAATCAAGCTTTTCATCTTTTCTAAACAACCAACAGAACACCTCTCCGTCTTCAAGCATGCCGTCAGGACTATCTTTGCCCATAAACCAATGCTCGCAAGCGGCATAAAAGTCTGGAAGTAAAAATGTATACTTGCCATGAACCTTCAGCTTTCCAGCTTTGAATCTTTTGACCATGCTATCTTTGATATCTCTCAACTGAGACTTTGCATATTCATCATTCAACAAAGCTGGGTAAAGGTCGATAGCTTTTTGAAAAGCGGTCTTATTTGTATTATACGGCGTTGCACCGAACACATCCTTGATACTCTCAACGGAACCGCATAAATTCTCAAGCTTATTTGTTGACTGGTAGGCAATATCTGCAAGCTCATCATCGGCAACATCAGTCAATGTCTGAAGCATCTGATAATTGATAGTAGCGTCTTTGATGCGCTCTTCCTCGACATTAGTTACGCCAGCTGTACACCCATATCTCTTGAACATCTCCTTATATTGATCCCAAGATTCATAATATTTGTTCATCTTAAACTGAGATTTGGTAAAGATAATTTGAATATCCTCATCAACGATATTATGCTCTTTGCCATATATATCCTTGATAACAGGAGAGCATTCATTCACTTCGATGAACTTCTTAAAGTCAAAAGCGCCAAGAAGACCCTTTACCCACGGTAGCCTAACCATACGATTTCTACCAAGACAAGGCAACATCATTCCCGCTCCATCAGTATGGGGGATAGGAACATTGCCAGTTATCCTCTTGATGGAATAGTCCGCATCGTCAATTAAATCATATGTACCAATAACATCAGTCTCAAAATCATCGATAACGATAGTCTTGTCAATGTCGAACTCATTCCATACATCGGTTGCAGAATTTGCAAGCGCCATATAAGCAAGATGCTTATTGGGATTGTTACCGCCATGTGCATTGATGTCGTCAATCGTCAACCCGCACATAATCGTCTTCTCATGCTTTTTCCAAGTTGACTCTTTGACGAATACACATTTCTTTGTGCGAATCTGCCCAGCAGAAGAAGTGAAGTAAATATACTTCTCGCCATTGTATTCGAAACCATTGTAAATCAAGTCTTTAATCATATCGAAATAATAGACCTGAATAACCATGAAGTCTTCGCATAGCTCATCTGGCTTGGCACCGATGGTTCTTGTGAAATATGAATCGAATACAGAAATGATGTTCTTCTCTGATACTTGGTTATCACGAAGCATTCTTGTGTGGTGTCTACCGTCTGACGCAATATTCGATTCAACCTTATTAGACAGAAGGGTAAGTAGTCTTTCCTTAGTTTCGTTGATCTTTGTGTTCTTAAGAGATACCAGATTCTTCAATCGGCGATACTCGCAACCAAGCTCACTCAGCTCTTTGCTATCATCTCCAAACAAAGAAAAATCATATTCGTCCTTAGCAATAGATGCAAGACCATCTTTGTCAACACCGTAAGACTCAAACTTAGACTCAATGTTTCGGACACCGACTATTGTTTTCTTTGTCTTGCCATCATTGCCTTTGATAACAGCGCCATTCAGCAGTTGGTTCCTTTCACTTCTCAGCTTGTGATTAAGCCAGTGAAGGGAGGACTCTCTATTGTCATAAAAGTTCCCAGTGTCTAGGGAGTAGATGTCTATCTGCTTATCGAGCACGTTACCACCTCCTGATTCTTTATCAATGCAAAAGCCACGTTACATACTAGTTGCAGATCGCATAGATGATACCGCAAACGATGAGAGTGCAGATGAGATTCATATCAGATACACCTTCTTAAATAAAAAAACCTAACTTCAATACATAGCATATAACATTATCAGTTAAAAGTAAAGAAGATTTTTACATTATTTTCAAGCATTCTATATCATCCCAATCTTCATCAGCAGCTTCTTCTTGTTTGAAATCTCGCGCATATAGTAGCCCTCACCGCAAGTCATCAGATAGCCGTTCTCACGTTTGTACATATTGCACACGAGAGTGTGGTTGGTTCTCCATTTGCCGTCAACCTTGACTCTCGGCAGCGGCTCATAATAGAGAAGCCCAAGTTCATACAGCACCTTTACCGCCTGCGACATTGCTCTTTCTGAAATACCAATTTCCTCAGCTTCATCACGATAGAACATATTCATGACTTCTGGCTTCTTTGTTCTTCTGCTTTCAACTGGATTCTCCTGACATGCATCTTCGTTGGATAGCCTATTTGGCCTATTTCGTATATTCATCTTAAGGTATGCGTATACACGAAGCAGGATATCGTTGTTCACATATTTGCTCTTGGTGTCATATTCCATAATCTTCTCATACTCATCAAGATATACGATGGCGAAGTAATCCGTATCGCATTCGTCCTTCACTTTTCCGTTGTTGAATTCGGCAATGCACATCTTGGTATTCTCGATACCGCCATCAAGAGATAGGTAGCCAAGATCGCAAAGGTCATTCACGGCAGATGCAAACTTAGAGTTTATACCGCGACTGTGCCTATCAGAGTTCTTACCGTGCCATTTGACCATCCAGTTGATATTGAACATCACCTTATCGTCCAGACCCCTTCTCACGGCAAAGAACATAAATGTCGTGATAAGCATATCATTTGAATCGCTGTTGACGATAATCGCTTTGGGGATACGAAAGTAAACACCGTCATTACCATCAAGCTTAGACTTTGAATCGTATTCATATAAGGTATTATCAGACAATTTGACACCTCCAAGCAAGTTCAAAACATTTGAATTATACCACACTTTCCGTGGACAACTAATAGAAATCTTTAAGTTGTCCACGTTTTTTGTGGACAAGTGTAAAAAGTAACTGACTTGTCCACGTTTTTTGTGGACAACTATACCATTATACCCCTACTTGTCCACGTTTTTTGTGGAAATTTATACATTCCTAACAAAATAGATATATACAAAATAGATAAATATGTCTACGACAAAATAATAGCTATGTGGGTATGGGGATATAGACCATATCAAAGACATAGATAATTTGGGACAAATTTGTGAGTCTTATATATAAGAAGTGCAAATTTGTCCCATTAGTTTTATCTATTCAATAAATATCTATTTTAAAAAAAAATAGCCGTATCAAAAGATATAAGAAAATCAATATTACAGATATGAAAATATAGACTGTATCAGAGATATAAAACTTACTATATCAGAGATATAAAAATAACCTACATCAAAGATATAGGACTATAGCATCTACGATGCTGACGATATGTAGATATATTACCTAATTATAATGTCATATTAATTAAATACGAAGCATAGATAACGGTATCACCAATTATATCTTAATGCTAAATAGCTTTATATCAAGTGTATATTTCTTGTTATTTATATTGTCCTCAATAACATATTAGATTGAATATTAATAGCTTCTATATCTATGTTGTTGATATGTAGTTATATTTATATGCATAACCGGATAGTTTCCTTTTTTAAATTGCCACTAATTTAATAGCTTATCCTATATCTTATTTATATGAGTATAGATCGCTTTGTTGTGTTGGTGTTTATTTGGATATTTATATGTCTGCAAATATAGACCGCATACATATTTCGACTGTTACCTTGTGTATACGCATATTGGTTACCTGTCTATTGCCATCTGGTCATACCGTATATTTTACCGTTTATAAATTGTTATATATGTAGTTGCATATTGTTGGTATGTAGGTATATTTTTAGAGTGATATAGATGAATTTACAGTGGGTCAGATAATTTTTTTCGGTTGTGTTTAGATGAAACACATAGCTAGGATCAACAATAAAAAAAACAAACTGGAAGTTTTAATACACCCCCATACCCCTATCTACCTGCGGTTTTGTTGTTTTGTAGCGTAGTTTATTACACCTACAACGTGTAATAAAAACGGTGGGGGCATGAGTGCAAAAAAAACGGGGGGTATTGCACTTGAAAAACTAACCCCCTATAGCCCATACAAAAACTAACCCCCCCATATAACGCTCAAAAAAACTAACCCCCTGTTTAGAACGAACGACACAACGAAAGTTTTCAACAGGTTTTCAACATATCTAATACCATTAAATAGTTTTCAACAGAGTTTTCAACAACTTTTCAACAGATCCATGACTTTTCAACAGAGTTTTCAACAAAAAAAGTTGTACAACAAAGTTTTCAACAAACCTAATACTAGAAACAAACTGCAATTTATGCAAGTTTTCGTTAAAACAGCCCTGTTTTATGCGTTTTTTTGCATATCGACCCCGAAACCTTAAACCTAAACTTGAACCTTAAGTATGCACGTTTTTGTATATATCGACCTGTTTTATGCATTTAATATAGCTATGCGTTAGTAGCATATAGCCGTTTTGGTCGTTGCCATACCATCGTTTACCTGCTGTTTTGTTGCAATTGTATTCAAAATATGAATTACCGCACGAACCACTTTATGCACTGTATAGTTTGAACCGTCAAACAGCAACCAACGAAAGGACGAAAGCGAACACACACACACAGGGCCAGCAACCCCACAACATATAGGCACCTGTTCTATTAGGTGTGCCGCTGTTGAGCGGCATAGGGTAGCCATTGAGCGCGGCGATGTGGGTCAAACTGATAAACCGTTGCAAGACTATGGTAAACCTATCTTGAACCTTGAGAATTGCATGTCGAAACATAGGACGCAACACAAACGGCACTCATTGCCTACACGTCAACCGTTCAACTACTACCGTTAGGGGTTAACATGTACGCAAAACACACCGTTTCAATTGCCGATACTACCATCACGAACTACACCGTTTCCGCTGATGAATTGCATATTTTTATCGCCGATACCATCAAGCGGTGCGGTGGTATCCACTACCAGAGTGACGTTCTACTCGACTATGAGAACATGCTCCACCGCATGAACGATAAAGGCGGCTATATGTGGTCTATCCGCGCCACTGGCACGTGGTTTATGCCTATCATGGCATATGCCACCCATCAGCCCGATATGTTCACCACGCCGATTATTCGCTACGTTGTCGTAAAGGAGGGCGATACGTATAGGTTCACCGAATACGTAAAGCTCGACCTCGACAAACTCACCGACCTATAATATCCATCCGTAGGCGTGAGCGCCGCATGTGTTGCGTCCTGTACTGATAGGTTTCAATCGTGGGCTATCCCCGCAACACGAAGGAGGATACCATGCCTAACCTAACTACCGATTTCGCGCAAGATTTCACCTGTGTCCGCGCCCATAAGCTCGATGATGTGTATCAGCGGTACAACTATAGCGCCGATACGCAACTCAATGACGTGTATGGACGCTATAGCGGTTGGATTACCAGTCAGAACGACACTGCTCC